CTACGGTAGAAAGGCCCCATACATAGCCTGATCTAACTCTGCGAAGCCAGTAGGAATACGACGCTTCTTGCTGTACTCTTGTACCTGCTTGCAACGTTTCTCTGCATCATGTACAAGATCAAGTGGCTCAGAAGTATCAAGCTCATGAATACGCTCACACTGGGTATCTATGTAAGTCCATGCATCATCTACATCATCTGCACCGAGTTCCTTGATTTTATTAAACATATCAAGTAATATCGTATGTCGTTTATTCTTTGTGAGTTCTTGAGTAAGGAACTCTAACGGCTCGTTTACTTGTATGTAAGTAAAGTCAGGAAATGTCATCTGGAAGGTGAACTTATCAGGTATAGTACCGTACTGATCTCTGTGCTTCAGAATAAATTCTATCTGAGCAGGAAACAGCTTGTAGTATGACTTATCAAACGAACAGAGTGTATCTATTTCTTCTTGGTTGTCTGATAATAAGATCCTGTTGATTACCTGTAATTCTACTGCGTTAATCATTTAATAATCACCCCCGTTAATACAGTTTTCATTCTTTCAAAGAACGGTCCTGAGCCTACCAAGGTATTCAGATTGGGGGATACTATGATAGTTTGTAGCCCGTTGGTTTTACGGGTATGAATGAGATTAAGCAAGGTCTGAGCCTGAAAATCTCCGAATTTGACATAATCAATATTGGAGATAACAAGCAATTTGGCCTTAGCTATGAATATTTGTTCATACTCAAACGCTTCGGGCATTTCTTTTACACTCCAACTATGTTGTATGTCATCCAGGTACTCACTGAAATTCAAGTGATAAACTGCACATCTCAAACAGTTCCCTTTCCAGTGTGTGCATATCGCTGCGTAGATTAAGCGAGAAGCCATGTCTATGGTGTCAGGTGATATAACTACACTATAAGAATTAGGAGCCGCTGTGAGCCATTCTGAAACGTCTGAGAGCATCTTGGGCTGTATCTCGAAAACAGAAGAGTTACAAGACATCTTATTTCTCTCCAACAGATAAGAAAACTCCACTAAGGGCGGACAAGAATTATCGCATATGGTCCTACGACAATACTGTTTGAATGGACAATCCATAGTACCATATGCTATACCCTTGTTAAGCGCCGTTTTATATCGAGCCAGATATGGATTACGACTCTGAAAGAAATCAACACGGGCAGTTACACACTGTTTTGCAAGCTCAACAGGATCTCCGCATTTGTTTTGAATATAGTAGGTTTCTGGTGCGAACAGTGTAATATACGGCAGGAGACTACCCTTGAGAGGGTATTTATGCTGTACACCGTTATCACGTTCAAGAAGATACCTACGGACAACATATTCTTTGATAAACTCTGCGGTCTTAGGGATTACCTTACTCTCAGGCAGGCTATCCCATACTTCGAGAGTCTTATGAAGCACCCCGTCAATTTCTATATTTTCATAGAAGCTGATTTCTTCTCCATCCACCACTCTTGTAAGCTGATAGAAATGAGGGTATTTTATCATATTCTCCCTTAGCTCATCATGACTATATCCATTGATAGGGATAATAACTCCTAAGTCCTCATCATAGTCTATACCGTCTATACGCTCATACATAGCTGCGGCACGGGTATGAATTAAATGATTAGGGTATAACTTCATCAGATTCCGATCAGTCATCTTATTTACTTGAATTTCTCCGATAATTCTGTAAATTTCAAATCAATACTCACCTACTTTCATTCGAGAAATATAGAGATATTATCTATATCACAGTTTTGATACAGCTCAGGTGCAATATTCTGAGCGATATTATCTACGTAATAAATATCAAAGTCATCTCTATATTCCTTTAGCTTATATTCCTCAGACTGAATATGCTGTACAAAAGCCCACCAGACGTATATAAACACCATAGTAATTTTATTCTTCTTTTTTGCCGCATCAAACAGATAGATATATGCAGGCATGGAGGACTTAGAGGTGATTTCCTCGTCTTTATCCATCTGGCTTATCCAATATTCAAGCTGCTTCGTAAACTCTGCGGTAGTCCCGCAGCATACGTCATAGGCATAACGAGCTATCTCATTCTGCAAAGCAGTTTCCCGACCTACACTATTCTGTGCATATATACATCAAAACAGATTATTCAAGTTCTCCTTGCGAGGTAGTATGATAAAGGGGCGACTAATCCAGGTCGCCTTTTGATGTAAAAATAAGTCTAAGCAAGTACATAGACCAAATTAGAATATCTAAAATAGTCTATAGATTAAACTAGACTAAATTAGGCATAGTGGGAATACGGAAATGGAACCTGCAAAACAACGACAGCTATTACCACAGTCAAGCGAGATGTACAACTGCAGGAATAATAAACAGTCAATGTTGAAAATGGGGAAAAAAGCCCCCTCAGAGCTTATAAGATAACTCTGAGGGGATATGTTTTGCTTAAACGTAGTCAATAGCAGCGTTCATCAAAGAATAATACTGTATCCTCTTACATTATAAAGATAATACTCCATAGATGGCCATTCTGTTACATAGTTACCGTCGCTGTCTCTGAGTGATGCAGCGTATGAGTAGTAAGCAAGAACGAGACTCGCATCTGTCGCATTGATCTGGCCGTCTCTGTTAATGTCATAAGCAACAAGCACGATCATATGATTATAAATGTCTCTATTATACTGTGTGGGTACGTCCTTCCAAGTTTGTCAGTAGGGATTGCTCAATCGGCGGAGAATGAAAATCCCGATTTTACGCCATTTTCTTAAAATCCGGTATTTTTGGATAGTTCCGAGCGAGGGATAAAGTTCTATTTTTGAAATGTTCATTCTGGCAGAATATCCCCTTATCAGAGGGATAAATGAAAAACAGCCCACCAGGTATGTCTCCGTCTTACGAATTATATCGTAATTTGGAAACACACCCAGTGGGCTGCTTCATTATTTACTTTTATGTATCGGCCTCACGGATCTTCCGCATCTGGATGCGATGGAAATATCATTCGGCGCTTATTGCAATAAACCCCAATATATGGTATAATACAGCTGATATCTACAGTTCAGCCTACCAGATGTCCTTCCTGCACACGATACGCCGTTGTAAGGTCGAATACGACCAAATCTCGGTCAGGCACAGCTATGCCGCGTATACGGTATGTGGACTTCATATCCCAGCCGCAGGTCTGATATATAAAACGTACCATATCCATGCTTTTGAGCTCATAACTATCGTGTGAAGTATCCTCTGACAGCTGATGAGCTCCGCTTGACTTATAGCTGCACTTCTCAACAGCCAGCTTTCCATTCTCCGGATCTAACAGAAATCTGAAATACTGCGGTAAGCCAATAGCTTTCAGAGTTGTCTTGAATACAGTGATCCGTCCATATGCAACCGAGAAGCTGATTCCAAGATCAGCATTCTCCCACGACAGGTTCTCCATCTGACACCTCCTCTTCTACGTCAGGGTATACTTCGCCCGTAGAATTTGCAGGGGCAGAATTATCCTCAAGAGTAAGCTGCTTGCCAGCCTGCTCGATCTCCACAGGTTTCTTGTCGCCTGTGAGCATAGCTACGTTGATATACCCGTTCTCGACTGTGACCTGTGTCTGCTTTTTATGCTCTTCCACAGGGACTCCGAATGTTCCAGCAATATCCTCGGAGTAGTATCCCTTCTTGTAGTCCACGGTCTCGTCGATCACTTCGCCCTTCTTGGGCTTTTCACGGAATGTCTCCTTCACGATCAGGTCGAAAACATAATAGGTCTCGCCCTCAAACTCAATCTTATAGCCCAGTATCTTATAACGGCACTTAGAATCCCAATGCATGAGTTCATACAGCTTATCCGTAAAATCGGGGCAGGTCATCTTACGGCTCTTACGCTTATCCGGCTTGGCTATGCACCAGCGCAGAGCATCCTTGTCGTTCTCCTGACAGCCCTTGACCGCAAACTTTTTCTCGTCTTCGCAAAGCAGCAGCTGTACAAAGACCACATCTTCCAGACCGTTGATGCAGGCGGTATTGAATGTGATACTGCCTTTTCTGATCGTAACAGCCGGATCACGCAGGTGTGCAAACAGTTCCTTGCGGACAACCACAAAGTTATAGCTTCCGAAAGCCTGTTCCAGCTCTCTTCTTCGGAGTTCCTTTTCGGTAGTCAGTTCTTCGAGCGTCATTTCTTCACTCGTCGGCATCATCTGCTCGGTCATATCCTAAGTCCCATCCTTCCATAATTGTTTCGGCTTCCTTCATCAGCTCTGCAAGAGTTTCTGAAGATAGTGCATTCATTTCTTCTATAACCTTTGCCGGTCTGAGAACATCCCAGTCACCACTGTAGTGCTGCTGTGACAGCAGATGTCCGCGTGTAATCGATACGATCGGAGTTCCAAAACCTGCACCCCATGACGGCGGATAGACTCTCACAGTTTCCTGAACCACGATCTGCTCCTCATCATCTTTTTCCGGGACGATGACCTGCTCTACTGTTTTCGACACTACGGGTTCGTCCAGTTCAAATAAAAGGAGCTTATCAGAGCCGTTGCTGCGGAATTCTCCCTTAAATCTGTACTTGCCGTCATCCTCCCACGACATCAGGCTGAATATGACCTTTGCCAGCCCACGGCAACTCATGCTGTTCACGATCCACTTATCTTCTTTCAACCTTCCCCAGTGGATCGCATTCGGATTATCGCTCTCACAAGGGCGGATCGCGATGCAGTTATTCACAGTGTTGATAAGCAGTTCAACGTACTCTACATCCTCAAATTTCTTTAAGCACGCAGTACTAAAGCGCATCTTTCCGCCTGAAATCGTCAGAGACAGGTTATCAGAAGATGGAAAGAAATGTGAACTGACACGCTGATATCCGTTCAGATTCAGCTTTAGACCTGACTGGACATATTCTTCCTTTTCAATAACGGTCTGAACACTTTCACAGGCCTTCTGATAGTCCTCAGGAGAAAAGCCCTCCCAGTTCCGGTCAATCGGAACATATCCTTTGAGCGCACCGTCCACCACAACGCTTAGCACGGGCAGGGCATGCTTTTTTCTTTTGTAAAATGCAGATGCGCGGATAATCTGGGCAGCATTGAATACTTCACGGCTGATGATAGCATCGTGATGATCACGCTTTCTATATTTGGGGAGCTTGCCGTCATTTTTTACTGCCTTATGCGTTTTGAAATCAGGCGTGTAAGTCTTATGAGCAAGGACATCGCCGCAATGACGCTCATTGTCTATAATTTGGGTTATCCATGAAGATTTCCACTCGGTATTGCCAAGCTTGGTCTCACGCTGATAATCCGTCAGAAGATCGGCAATTTCCTTACTTGACCATCCGTTCACATACAGATAGTAAATGACCTTGACTGTCTCCGCCTCGGACTCGTTTATTACCAGTCCGCCGTCCTCGTCGTTGTCATAGCCCAGAAGCTCCGGAGTCAGGAAGATTCCGTTCTGGAAACGGCGCTGGACAGACCAGTTCATGATGAAGGACTTGGAGCGTGACTCCTCCTCGGCAACAGTAGCGAGGATAGTCAGAAGCATAGTGCCTTCTGCGCCCAGTGTGCAGAGATTGTTTTCATCAAAGCGCACGCCAACACCGTAGTTTTTCAACTCCTGAACGATAGAGAGGCAGTCAACAACATTTCTGGCGAAACGAGCGATGGATTTCACAAGGATAAGCTGGACTTTTCCTGCTTTTGCATCCTCGATCAGAGACAGCATACCTGCACGGTGAGACAATTCGGTTCCGGAAATACCTTCATCACTGTAGATGCCGGCAAACTCCCAGTTCGGATTCTCATTGATACGCTTGGTGAAATCATTGACCTGTAATTCAAACGAGGAGGTCTGCTCGTCATTCTGTGTAGAGACACGGACATAGGCAGCGACCTTCATCTTCCTGTTTTCAATATCAAGGTCACTATCTTCATTTGCAGGGATGACTTCAATCTCTGAAGGATCGATTCCCTTGTATTTTTCCCTGATCTCGCCTTTATGTTCAGAATTCCTGATTCTGCGCTTTGACGCCTTCATTATTGCCCCCTGAGTGTGATGATTTAGCTGCTTCTCCTGGCATTATCCAATACCAGGTCTTCATTTTTCGATATGACTTAATGCCGAGTTCTATTTTGACTTCATTCATAGTTTTTTCTCCGATACGGTATTCTGCCATGAGACGCTTTATCTCCATAGCCTCCACCGCACCTTTCTCCAAAGCCATCTTTAAAAGAAAAGCTGCGCGCTCATGCTTATTGATTGGTAACTCTTCAATACTAGGCTCTGAATTACAAGATAAAACTATTCCGGGTCTCTCTGACGTACCAATCCACCTGAATCCTGTGGTCGGACGTATCTCAAATAACAGATCTGCCCCTTTAGATTCTAGGCTGTTCTTTACCTGCCTTACAATACGGACATCCTCGTCCTCAGAGCTTCTCTCTACCTGAAGAACACTGCGAGCGGCAGCAACAACATCTATACTGCCTAGTCCACGATACAGATCCTTTGCACCTTCATTTTTACTGAAGTGTCCAATCAGTACAACAGCACATTTATATGTTGATGCCCACATTCCAATGCGGCGCATCAGTTTTCTTGCTTTTCCTGCCATCTGGAGGTCAGAATCATTACCGATATATGATTGAATCGGATCAATAACCACAAGACGAGGATTCCATTCGATAATAGCTCTACGGATTCGCTCATCATCAAGAGTCAGTCCATTGTAGACTTCTTCATCAATAAAAGCTATATTCCGGCAGTCGGCACCCGCGGCAACAAGTCTTGGTTTTATCGTATCCTTAACTCCATCCTCGGAACACTGATAAATGACCCTCTTCGGAGAACCAAATGATCTGCCATCAGGAGTTTGACCACCTTTTGAGAGTTCTGCGATCAAACTCATCATCAAGCTTGACTTTCCGCAGCCGGGATCGCCTTGCAGAAGTGTGATTTTACCAAGAGCAATATACGGCTGCCACAGCCAGCTGACGGGAACCGCTGATATGTCACTAAATAAAGTTAGTATTTTCGATTCCACAGTATTGCACACTCCCGTCTCAGTCATCATTATTTCATCTTCAATTATACAGTATGTAAGGATATCTTACAACGAACCAATGGATAGAATAATAGCGGTTTATTAGAACCAATAGATAGAATTATCTCTTAAGATGGTGCAATAGTAGGGAGAAAAGCAACCGCCATCTTAAAATTCAGAAAACAGCTTGCTATGTGTTCAACATGATGGTAATATATATACTGCCATGCGGGCCATATAGAAAGGCTGAATTATATGGATGCAAAATTCGATTTAATCGGTATGCGGATTAAACTCTTTAGAGAAAACAATGGTTTATCGCAGGAGGAGCTGGGAGACAGAATTGGCATTTCGAATAGACACTTAAGCAAAGTTGAAACGGGTGCCAAAAACCCAAGTCTTGAACTTGTACTGAAAATAGCTAATGCTCTAAAAATCACTGTAGACGACCTCCTCACAGATTATCTTACAAATTCCAATGAGGAGCAGAACACAGAATTGCTGACTTTTTTCAGTGACTGCACTCCTGCGGAAAAAGCTATCCTCATGGATATGCTCAGACACATGAAAAAGCTCCTTCAGGAGCACGGAATCTAAAACAAAAATACTGCCCGCATAGGCAGCAGAGCATCCGGATCAGGTCTTGGGTGCTTCTGCTCTCTACACGGGCAGTATTTCTCATATATTTTTATTCGCCGGCTTTCAGCGCATAGTACAGTTTGGTGATGTATTCAGCCAGTTCGGCGCTCATATTCATCACAACCGATTTGCCGGAGATATTATCCAGCATTTCCTTGGCGGATGCAAAGATATCTCCAATATCGGAATCCGAATGATCGGTTTGATCTGCTTTCACAAATGCAACCGCTTCATCGATCAGTTTTGCAAGGTGCTCGCCTTCAAGCACTGTCTTTAGCGGAATCGCATCCTGATCTTTGGCAAGAGCCGGAAGCTTCAGCACAATACCTTCGCTGAGCACAGCAGCCAGTTTTTGCTCGGCATCCTTACATCTGACAAGATATGTGCGTAGCAGAATTGCGATAATACGATCTCCGAAAGGAATGTCATCAATGCTCACAGAGTAAAATGGATGTTTCATTTTATGTACCTCCTACGTGGGTTTCTTTTGCTTATCAGCTTACTACAAAAAAATTTACATTGCAAGAGGTAACAGAAAAGTTTGTAATAGCATTACAAAAACGATGCCCACAAACTATGCTTTCAATCGGCAAATTATCTATGCCATTTGAAGACGTAGTAAGTGGGCATTATGTTTATTTATAGTATTCAGCGTACCACTGCGCGAACTTTCTCAGTCCTTCACGGATGCTGATCGTCGGTCTGAAACCGTAGTCATCCTCCAGAGCTTTACTGTCCGCATAGGTCACAGGTACATCTCCGGGCTGCATTCCGACTAGTTCTCTGTGTCCCTCAAAGTCATAATCAGCCGGAAGAACACCTGCATTCACAAGCTCTTCCTGTAATGTGCTGATATAGTCCAGCAGGTTCTCAGGAGTACCGCCGCCGATGTTATACACGGCATAAGGCGGAAGCGGCAGTCCGTCCTCGCCGTTCTGCTTCTCCGGCGCTCCCTGCATGACTCTGTATACGCCCTCAACAATATCGTCAACGTATGTGAAGTCGCGCTTGCAGTTGCCGTAGTTGAAGATCTTGATCGTCCCGTCTTTCGCTAAAGTGTTCGTAGCTGAGAAGTAGAACATATCCGGTCTGCCTGCAGGACCATAAACTGTAAAGAAACGTAAGCCGGTTGAAGGAATGTTGTAGAGTTTGGAATAGCTGTGAGCAAGAAGCTCGTTGCTCTTCTTAGTTGCAGCGTAAAGACTTACCGGATTATCCACCTTGTCCTCAGTACTGAACGGAACCTTCTTGTTTCCGCCATAGACAGAAGAGCTTGACGCATACACAAGATGCTCTACAGGATTATGACGGCAGGCTTCAAGGATATTGTAGAAACCGATGATATTGCTTTCAATATACACATCCGGGTGGTCGATGGAATAACGGACACCTGCCTGTGCTGCTAAGTTGACCACTACATCAAAGTGATACTCAGCAAACAGCTTGTCGATCAGTGCCTTATCGCCAATTGAACCTTTCACAAATATGTGTCTGACTGGCGAAGTGATCGCAGCTTCTTTGATAAGAGACAGACGATATTCCTTCAGTGCCGGGTCATAGTAGTCATTCATATTGTCAAGAGAGACCACTGTGCCGGATGACATTTCTTTCAGCAGTCTCAGCACAAGGTATGCACCGATGAATCCGGGAGAACCGGTCACAAGGATGGTCTTGCCGTTTAAATCAATTCTGGTTTTGCTCATATCTTAATCTCTTCTGAACAGATCTCTTGTATAAACCTTTTCTTCTACGTCATCAAGAATAGAGTCATATCTGTTAGCAACGATACAGCCGCACTTCTTCTTGAACTTCTTAAGGTCGTTTACAACAACAGAACCAAAGAATGTGCTACCGTTTTCAAGTGTAGGCTCGTAGATAATAACAGTTGCTCCTTTGGCCTTGATGCGCTTCATAACGCCCTGAATAGATGACTGACGGAAGTTGTCTGAGTTGGATTTCATTGTGAGTCTGTATACGCCCACAACGATTTCTTTCTGCTTGCTTTCCTGTTCAGCAGAATAGTCAGCACTATTGCCATAAGTACCCGCGATCTCCATGATACGGTCAGCAATGAAGTCTTTTCTGGTCCTGTTTGACTCAACGATAGCAGTCATCATGTTCTGAGGAACATTCTGATAGTTTGCAAGAAGCTGCTTTGTGTCCTTGGGCAGACAGTAGCCGCCGTAACCGAATGATGGATTGTTATAGTAGTCGCCCACACGAGGATCAAGACAGATACCACGGATGATATTGGCCGTATTCAGTCCCTTGACCTCTGCGTATGTATCCAGTTCATTGAAATAGGAAACACGCAATGCAAGATATGTATTAGCAAACAGCTTAACAGCCTCTGCCTCAGTTGTAGCCATAAAGAGAATATCAATGTTTGGCTTAATAGCGCCCTGCTGTAAAAGTGCAGCAAACTCCTCGGCAGCCTTCATGTTAGCGTCATCAGAGCCAACAATGATACGAGAGGGGTAAAGGTTATCGTAGAGTGCCTTGGATTCTCTGAGGAACTCAGGGCTGAATATGATATTATCCATGCCCATTTTCTCACGCACCTGCGCGGTATAGCCAACAGGAATCGTCGACTTGATAACGATAGTAGGCTTTTTCTTCTTTTTTCCCGTTACATCCTTTATGAGGGAAAGAACTGCTTCTACAGCGGAGCAATCGAAGAAGTTTGTCTTCGGATCATAGTTTGTAGGTGCAGCCACGATAATGAAATCTGCGTCCTTGTATGCAGATTCGCCGTCTGTTGTAGCCTTGAGGGAAAGCTGACGCTCTTCATGCTCAGCAAGATACTGCTCAATGAAGTCATCCTGAATCGGAGACTGCCAGTTATTCAGCTTCTCCACCTTTTCCGGTACGATATCCACAGCGGTAACATCGTTGTGCTGTGAAAGCAGAACTGCGAGGGACAGTCCGACATAACCGGTACCTGCTACAGCGATCTTCTTGCGTTCAATCGGCGCTGCCTCTACTGCGTCATCTTCCAGAACATCAGCATTGTCAAAACCAAGGACTGTGCTGAGTGCAAGGAGCTGATCCACAGACGGTGTATAGTCTTCACTTTCCAGTCTGGAGATGATTGAACGGTTGATGCCTGTCTTTTTTGACAGGGTAAGCTGCGACATCTTGATTGCCTTTCTTCTGCTTACAACAGTCTCAGCAAGCAGCTTCGAAGATAAGTGCTTCATAAGTACCTCCTATGCAAAGTGTTACCACTAGCAACACTTGTGATTTCTAATATGATGATATTATTATAGCAGATGTTATGCAAAAAGTCAATGTATACGTTGCCAAATATGAACTCATAAATACAATTCACTTTATACATTGTGACGCCAGTGTTGCTATCGGTAACACAAAATAAAAAAGCCCACTAAGCTGCTACCGGATTCATTCGGTAGTTGCTCAGTGGGCGGAGGTGGTAGATACGCCTATTAAATAATGATCCATTTTCCATTGCGGGCAGAGCCTTCTCGTTTGATGCGATTATTCTTCTTCAAGTTATCCAATGCTGTTTTTGTCTGTTTGAGAGTAATACTCAGTTTAGAAGCTATTTCCATTTGTGTTATACAGGGATCTGCTTTAATCAACTGAAATACCAGTTCAACCCTTTCAGCTATTTCAGTACCTTTTTTAGTACCTTTTTTAGTACCTTTTCCAAAAAGGGACTGATCTTTCTCAACTAAAGGAAGCGTAACAATCGTCTTATCAGGCTCATTTGTTTCAGTATTGCCGAAGAACTCCTCAATATTCGGCTCCACACAGAGCAAACTGGCATTAAAAGTATTATACCACAAACGCCTCTCATTTACAAGGGGCAAAAGCTGTTTTTCGCTTGATTTATGTTGTTTCGACCGCAATATCCTCTTCGGTGATAACCACACGCTGGATTTGTCCGGCGTTCTCGGCATTCACCTCACACCCGATGCTCTCTTCTATAGTCTGAAGCAGCAGATCCTCCTTGATCGTCCTCAGCTTGCAGCCATTTCCTTTCCGTCCCTCATGGCGTCCTCTGCAGGTCCATACCTTATGTTTGATTCCTTTCGGGCCGTTCAGTGTACGTCTTGTCATCGGTTCACCGCACTCGCCGCAGAATAGCTTTCCGTACAGGAAGTGCGGTCTGCCGCCAATTCTTCCGACCGCAGCCGTAACAGCTTTCTTTTGTCGCATGATCTCCTGCACGGTATCCCATGTTTTCCTGTCCACAATAGCCTCATGATCATTTTCAAGATAATTGCTCTCATACGGCGCTCTTTCATCCGGCTTCTTCGTCAGGAAATTCTTTGGAGGCTGTTTCTGAAGCAGCTTATCTCCCATATATGTCTCATTCTGAAGGATATACATGATATTATTATGCGCCAGCGGCTGGCCTTTTTTCGTCCTGATTCCATAATCAGTCAGTAAACGGCGGATCTCCTCAATGCTCTTGCCTTCAATATACATCTGAAAGATCATGCGGACCGCATCCGCATCCTGATTCGGTACAAGTTTGCCGTCAACACAGTCATATCCAAGGATACGGTTATTCCCAAGGTTATACTCTCCGCGCTTGAAGCGTTCCCGATATCCCCACCTGACGTTTTCCGAAATAGAGCGGCTCTCGTCCTGCGCGATTGCAGAGAGAAATGAAAACATCATGGAACAGGAAGGTTCGGCGGTATCCAGATTCTCTTTATCAAAATGTATATCAACGCCGTTACCGTGCAGAAGATTGGCGTATTTCTGGCAATCCACGATATTTCGTGAGAATCTGGATATGCTTTTTACAAGGATATAGTCCACTTTGCCGTTCAGCGCATCCTTGATAAGTCTCTGAAATCCCGGGCGATTTGAGGCCTTGACACCGCTTTTCTCGTCGCTGTATACTCCTGCAAAGTCCCAGTCGTCATGCGCCTGTATGAGCCTTGTATAATAGGAAAGCTGCGCCTCGTAGCTTTCTTCCTGCTCGTCAAGAGTTGTAGACACACGGCAGTAGGCCGCTACACGCTTCTTATGCTGATCTCTGATTCTGGGGATTCTTGTAATCTTCATTTCTTATCCCTGCCTTTCCCTTTACTTGTCTTTTTCTTTTCAGCTTTCCTCTGCTGCTGATTATAATAGCGCTTTGCAATTCTGCCCGGAAGATCCGAATCATAAAATACGTCTGAAGGAACCGTTGTCACAAGACCACATTTCCAGAAGACTTTCATGGATCTGTCATCCGGATCAGGTGTTCCTTTCACTTCCAAAGCAATCAGTTCCTTTGTGGTCCTGATGTGTTTTCCGAACTCAATATGATCAACAAGATCATCCACCCACCAATAATCGACCTTTTTCATTCTGGGATATTCTCTTTTGTATCTCAGCATAATTTCTGCCTCAGAGCCGAATTTTGGGCTGTCAAGTTTCTTCTCTACAATGCCGGCGTCCAATGTGTGATAAGCATTGAGCAGCGCTTGATCCACAAAGCTTGCACGGATAATAAACTGCCGACAGGCATGCTCACCGATCTCGCAGCTCCATCCGCTTCCGGGTCTTTGTATCTTGATACTCCTCTTAAACAGTCTGGAACCGCAGATCGGACACACGAGTTTGTCGCCGAGCGGGTACTGATTGTTATACTTACCGGGCATATCCGGATGAGGTGTTCTTCTTAATGCAAAGATCTGCTTACACCGATTGAATTGCTTCCTGCTGATTATGGCTTGATGATGATTTTCAATATAGTAACTGGGCACCTCAGTGGTATCATTCTTTATTTGCTTATGTGTAATATGGCTTTCGCAGATGGTCTTTTGCAGGAGAATATCTCCACAGTATCTTTCATTCTGAAGCATTAACCGCACTGTACACATGGACCACGTTTCGCAGTTTTCCGGTGTTGGAACATGATTGCTCTGTAAATGCTTCATGATCTTGTCGATGGACTCACCGTGCTCATACAGCGTGAATATTTCCTTCACAACCCTGGCCTGTTCCGGCACGATCTGGTATTCTCCGTTTTCATTCTTCTCGTATCCGTACAGTTTGCTCCAACGGGATCTTCCTTCCTCATAGCGTTTTCTGATACTCCATGTCGTATTCAGCGAAATAGAGCGGCTTTCCTCCTGTGCAAATGCTGCAAGGACGGTCAGAAGCATTTCTGAGAATGCAGTTCTTGTGTCGATATGATTGCTTTCAAAGATAAGATGTACTCCGATCTCATTGAGGTGTCTGACAAACGTCAGGCATTCAAGGGTATTTCTGGCAAAGCGGGAAATACTTTTAGTTACGATAAGATCGATTTTTCCTGCTTCACAATCCCTGATCATTTTCCGGAATTGTTTTCGCTTTGAAGCACTGGTACCTGTCATGCCTTCATCTGCATAGATTCCTGCCAGCTTCCAGCCCGGTCTGCTTTCTATCATATCAGTGTAGGATCTGACCTGATTCTCGAAGCTGGTTCTCTGCTCATCATTGTCAGTAGACACACGGCAGTATGCTGCAACTCTCAGTTCTTTCGCAGAATCCGGCTCTTCAGGACTCTGCGGCTCAAGAATGATCTTCTCAATATTCATAATTTGCCCCTTTCTGAATGGGATCAACTGAGTATTATCCCTCAGCGTTATCCTATTATTGCGTAAAACAGCCGATATATCAAGTCATTTCGCAATCATAAATCGGAGAATAATCCCGATGTTTCAGCAGGATAACTGGTCAATATACAGAAAAAAGCGGCCTCCTGTAATCAGAAAGCCGCATAGTATTATTTATTATTCCGCACTTCTTCAACAAGCTTCGGAAACTGTGAAGGGTACCTCAGAAGATAGGCATCCCATAATTCTGCCTTGTGCCTTGGATCCTGTGAGTCCCGCAGCACACCGGAAGATAATGTTGTCACACTGCCGCATTTCCAGTGAATGCTAATCGTTCTGTCATCAATACCGCCTTTTTTCAGTTCAGAAGCCGTGTGGCTGTGCAAGCCAAAATCGATCCTTTCAACCAGATCATCCAGCCACCAGTAATCAATTTTACTGAATGATGGATGTTTTTCTTTTACCTGCAGGAGCAGTTCTGCATTTTCTGCTCTATCAGCATTTTTGCTATTTACGATACGCTTCACTTCTTCTAAATCAAGCATTTCATAGGCTTTAAGAATTGCTTTTTCTACTTCCTGAGACTGTATTACGAATTCTCTGCATGCTCCTTCGCCCTCACAGCAGAAATGAGTATAACAGTTCTGGATCAACAGTTTTCTGTGGCGGAGAACATGTCCACAATAGGGGCAGCGGATGAATTCTGCAAATGGATACTGCAGCGGCGTTGTTGATTTCTTCAGTTCAAGGATCACATTGCACCGTTCAAACTGTTTCCTTGATATAATGGGCTCATGGTGATTTTTTATATATACACTTGGCAGTGCTCCGTTATTCCGGCGTGAACGATGAGTGATATAATCCTTTACATAGTATTTCTGAGCTATGATATCACCAACATATTTCTCATTGGCTATCATGTAGTGGATCCTTGAATCGTCCCAAACCTTATCTTTTCCATCCGGTCTCGTATATCCTTTCTCATACAGTATCCTTGTTATCTCAGGAACAGATGTCCCGTGTTCATATAAATCAAAAATCAGTCTGACGGCCTCTGCCTCTCTTGGAACGATTTCTATATTATCGTTTGCTTCATTCTTTCGGTAACCGTAGCACCTTATCAAAAGCGGTTCACCGTTCTGAAGCCGTTTCCGTTTTCCCCATCTTACATTCTCCGAATGTGAATGGCTCTCTTCCTGGGCGAACGCCGCAAATACAGAAAGCAGTATTTCGGATGAGATCATATCTGTATCGATTCCTTCTTTTTCAAGTATTAATCGGACTCCAAGATCTCTGAGCTTTTTGATACAATTCAGTGCATCAAGCGTATTACGCGCAAATCGGGACAGTGATTTACAGATCACGCAATCTATAAGGCCTTTTTCACAGTCTTCAAGCATTCTGAGGAACTCTTTACGTCTCGCCATCATTGTCGCAGAAGTACCTCTGTCGGCGTAGATCCCTGCAAACTCCCAGTCGGGCTCCGAAGAAATCTTTTCTGTATATACCGCAACCTGTGTTTCGTAACTGGTAAGCTGCTCTTCAGACTTTGAGGAAACACGACAATAAGCACATACACGCAGCTTCGGCTTTGTGGTCCCGGAAATATCCTGATTGAGTATTCGCTTTATCTTTGTGCTTCCCACAATTTTACCTCCTTTTCCGCGATCTTTTGGCTTTTTTCCATCAGATATTTTTCTTCAGCAGAGAATACTGATCTTCCGCCTCCGATTGTCCCGTGTTTTATCAATTCCTGAACAATGTCGAATAACTCGTGGCTTACGATGGCCGGATGATGCCCTTCAATAAGGATCTGATCTACAAAACCTTTATTTTTGACTCTTTTTTCCTTTCCGTTACTATCAATGATCGTACATTCTTTGTTGGATAGGAAATCACCCACATAGTTCTCACTGCGCAGAAGCAATGCCACAGTAGGATTTGTCCATACTTTTTCGCTTCCTTCTTCTCTTTCCATACGATTCATTTCATCTCTGATTTCAGAGTATGTGTGGCACATAGCCGCCATATAGAAGGCCATTCTGACAACTTCTGCCTGATTCGGAACGATCACCCATCCATGATTTTTTCCGTCAGATGTGTAGCCATATCTTGGAGGAGACCATGTTTCTCCTCGTTCAAGGTGTTTCATTCTGCTCCATGCCTGATTCTGCGATAAAGAAATGCTCTCTTCCTGCGCGATCGTTGCAAGTATACCGAGTATCAATTCTCCTGTCATGGTATCAGTATCAAGGTTTTCTTTCTCAAATAATACACGCACCCCAAGTTCCTTGAGATGTCTGACCGTTTCAACACAGTCTGCCATGTTTCTTGCAAATCGTGATATACTTTTCGTCAGGATAAGATCGATCTTGCCGTCTTCACAATCCTTAATCATACGATTCAGTTCTTCACGGTTGTACATCTTTCTGCCGCTTTTTCCGTGATCACCGTACACTCCGACAAACTCCATTTCCGGATCTGAGTTTATCAGTCTTTCGTAATACTCGCATTGTACTTCAAATGAGCCGTCCTGAGTATCACTTGCTGTGCTTACGCGGCAGTATGCACACGCTCGTATTTTCTTGTTTTCCATAAATACCTCCTATCTGACCACCGTCTTCTGCGGTCATCATATATTGGCATAAAACAGCATACATAGCAAGTCTTTTCAGCAATTATTTTAAGACCACAGGGGGGTATTTATTTCTTATGTAAACAGAGGGATGTTTCCCTCCGTTCAGAGTGATCACTCCTTGACAAAAGTACCCTTGTAGGTGTCGTTGCCAATCTTGATAGTTGCTGTTACAGTACTTTCGGTCTTGGGCGCATCAGCAACCTGCACAGGTACAGGAGCATTTCCCCAGCCGTTCAGCCCTTTGCTCTTGATAGTAGTCGGGAAATCCTTGTAGCAGATATCCAGATCCACATTACCGTTGATGCCAGCGACCTTGCCTTTCTCAGAATGCTGCCAGATGCCGTAAGCACCGCTGTAATTGGTCTGATCGACCCAGTGCGCCAGCCAGATCGTGTACCAGGACTTGATATCATCAGCGGTATGCGTTGTGAGAGACGAAGCAGAGCCGTACAGACCAACAAAATAACCGGCGCTCTCAACCTTTTTGAGGAATGCTCGCATGATATCAGAGACCTGTTTCTTGCCGAGGTCGAACTGCTTCTTTTCCTCAAGATCGAAATAGACGGGCATCTCGAACTGTTTTCCCTTGATAACGGACAGGAAAACATCCGCTTCCTGTTCTGCTTCCTCCGGGGTCATGGCATAGGAATACCAGTACGCACCGATAGGAAGACCGACAGCCTTTGCGCCGGCGTAATTCTGCTCAAACTTCTCGTCCTTCTGCGATGCCAGTCTGCCGTAGCCTGCACGCAGGATAGCGAAATCAATACCGTCAGCCTTGACCTTACCCCAGTCGATATTTCCGTTGTGAACGCTCACATCAATGCCCTTCATGTCCTCACCTCCGAAATACTTGTAGAAATCATCAGTGACCGTGCTGTTGCCGTGGACTTCATCGCCGTACCACTTGCCGTTGGGACGCACATCAACGTGAGTGTACTGGTAAGCGGCGGTGATATTTGCAATGCCCCTGAAACCGATATCCTGCGCCTTGCAACAGACCACCTTGGAGGAAATCGGCTGCCCGTCCTGCCCGTAACAGCAGATGTCAGCGGCATTGCCGAGTGTATGCTGTCCGGTTCCGCTGCCCTTTACTGCCTTATCGTGCGCAGGACAGCGGAAGCCGGAAGTCACAATTATCTTAGAGCAGTTGAGGGCTGCATACAGCTGTTCCAGCTTCTGCACCAGTTCATCGAAGACACTGAACTCGTGCTCATTTCCGCACTTGCAGCGGAACTCTTTTGCATTGAAATGCGGGGAAAGCTGTGTGGTATCATTGAATTCATATTTCTGGATCATAATTCTTTCCTTTCCGCGAAAAATCGCTTGTTTTAGCTTGACTAAAACGGTATACTAATGCTATAATAAGAAAAATGAGTCTCTTTTCAGAATTGTGTTGCTGTGATAAATCAGAATGCGAGGTGATTGCTGTGTCCTATTATGATGAAGACTTTAAGTTGGCCGAAGTCATATCCTTCCTGAAAAACAGAGACTATTCCTCCTTCGACTTCCGCCGCGAATACACCGCCAATGATGCCTTGATTTCTATAAAAGACACAGACGCGCTCCTTACCATCTGCAATGTTCCGGACAATATGATTCCGGAGCAAACAGTCATACAGGTGATAGATGTGCTGGAACATCTGGATGAATGCATCGAACAGGCGTCTGACTGGCTCACATCCCATGAATTCGAACTCGGATTGCAGCACATCAAAAATGACTGGAAACCCGGGGAAGCATGGGTCAGAAGGGTCAAAGCGTTTTGCGAAGAAAAAGAAAGCATACGTGACAGAATGAAAAAAAGATATACGGTATCCGAGATCTGTTTCAGATGGGATGATGACTTCTGGCCGCCTTCTGTTATTAATGAATACTGGCGGGGTCCTGAACCTCCAAAGGGTGCCGATGTTTTTTTCATAGATTTCTGCCACAGAGACTGTGATTCGGGCTTCCGCTTCATGTTCCTTTGCGAGGATCGGAGACTGTATAAGTTCATAATCCATATCCTATGATTGACCGCAGGAACACTTTTCTTAAAATGGCGAAAAATAAAACACGGAGGTGCATGAACAATGCCAAGAAATACTGCAAGCCTGAAAACCGATACTGCAAAGAAAACAACACGCAAGAAAAAAGCCGCTGTTGAAGCAGTCGCTGAGACCACTCCGATTACAGTAGCCGAAGTTGTAGAATCTGTTGCAGAAACAACAGCCGTTGATGCATCTGCTGTCAAAACCCCTGCCAAGAAGCGCGGCAGAAAGCCTTCGGTAAAGAAAGCCGAAGCTGTTGTTGAAACTGCTCCGGTCATCGCAGAACCGATTGCTGAGACTGTCACCGAAGCCCCTGTCGCTGAAACACCCGAAAAGAAAACACACAAGCCCAGAGCGAAGAAGGCTGACAAGAAAGCAGAGCCTGTTCTTATCACCACGCTTCAGCTTGGGAATGCGGAGTTTGACATCAGCGATATCGCAGCAAAGGCATACAAGGCATACAAGTCCACGCATAAGCGTAAGGCTGTAACAGAATTCCGTGTTTATGTCAAGCCCGAAGAGGGAGTGGCATACTTCACTGTCAACGGTGAAGGTTCACCTGATTTCAAGATCAATCTATAATACACCATCTCCTTTATAATGCAGTCGAGCGATCGGCTGCATTACTTTTTTCCGTCTTCAAGATCATCGATCATTTCCTGAATATCATCGTCAATGTGCTGCGCTCTCTTTTGAAGCACCTCGATAGCTTTCTTAATAGCAGGCGGATACGGGATTCCCATGAGACTGGTGTTTTCAATAATAGAAAGCAGTTCATTGACACAGAAGCCAATGCAGGTCGCATCTCGGATATATGTGGTACCGATCATGATATCCATACGGACAGCCACAACCACCATGAGCAGAATGCAGAACTTCTTCGCAAGCCCGACCCAGCCTGCTTTGGAACTCAGTCTGCCGGTCTTGCTGTGCTTGCTTCTGCCCATAGATGCGGTAATCAGTCCGGTTGTGAAGTCGATTGCCATGAAAATGAGGATTGTTGCCAATGCTGAATCCCACCCTCCGAGCAGCGCCGCAAAAAAGCCGCCGATGACCCCGGCGGCAGTACAGATATTTTCTTTCATTCAATCATCCTTTCAAATTGTCACATCTACAACCTTCACAGCGCGGATCATCGGACTGGTATTGTCGGTGATCGCTTTCCATGCAAGGTAATACTCTCCCGAAGGAATGTTACTGCACTCATGCAGTACATTGACATAGTTGCCCACAGTGCCGAGCCAGCCGAACGGAACAGAAATAGCACTATGATTCCGGATAGCCTCATAGATATACCTTGCAGTTTCTGCCGAAGAAAGACCGGCGTTATTTTTCGGAACAAGCCACATCTCACCGATATCCGTAGCACCCGACTTATAGCTCAGCATGATCTTGTTAGAAGAGCTGATGTGAACAGGCTCCACACACATCGTGTAAATGGTCTGCCCCCAGTTGAAGTCCGGCTGATTGTAGTAGATCGCATAGCCGTTCTCTTCGCAGCAGAAATGCTGATAGGATTCTGTGAAGCCTGCAAGGGAGCGATAGCCGTCGTTATAGAAGGTGTAGACCTTTTCGCCGTAATCATGGAGCGCGTCAATGGAAGCCCTGAACAGCGTGACATCCGGCTTTGTCTGCGGGATCTGTAGCACCTTCGGCACGAGTGAGTTCAGCTTTTCAGATTCCGAAGCCTGCACGCCCATTGTGACAAGATTTCGGGCTAAAGCATCCCTCTGCTCATCGAGAGCCGTCAGATAGTTTCCGATACTCATGTCGTCACCTCCACAATATCCGCCAGTGCTGTCTCAACTCCGGAGAGGGCTTCCTCAACAGCAGAAAGCCTTGAGAGAATATCCGAGATACTCGTCCTGCACCCCTGCATATCATAGAGGATCTCAGTCTTGAAGCGCTCAAATACTCCCTCATTGACACCCACACGCTCAGTCAGATTCATGGCTGTAGTATATGCATCGTTCCAGCGAGTGACGTGGGATTCCGTGATACTGTTCAGCGTCGTAAGGTTGTGATGCCAGTGGGCCTGTCCGACAACTGTTGCGATGGATGCGATATCATCAAGCATTTCCTGTGTGATGCCGTCCAGCACTGCCTTGTTTGTATGCGAATGCGACTGTGCGGAGACTTCGCTCAGACCTGTAGACAGCCCATGCAGAGCGCTTGCGGTTGAAGCCTGAAAAGCAGCTTGATCACGCATATACTGTTCTGTGATGGTATCCAGCACATCCTTGTTGTTATGTGTATGCGCAGCAGAACTGATCGGAAGAAGTGCTTCCCGGATATCATGAATATCATAGGTTGTTGCATCCTCAAACTGCTGCAAGCCCTGCAGGTCAGCAAGTAGCGCCGCCGTCAGTGCATTCAGCACATCGAGATTCGCATGGCTGTGCGTACTCGGTCTGAGGTTCTCCACAGCTTCGTTCAATGTCTGAATCTCGTACTGTGTTCTGTCCTCAAACTGCTGCAGGTCGTCAAGCTCCTGCAGAAGTTCAGGTGTGATTGCATCGAGCGTTTCCTTGTTATCGTGGCTGTGTGCCTCTTCTGCAACGGGAGCGATCTCACGCTCGATGATCGTTGTGACCTCAGATGTTTTCGGGTACTCCGACATATCCGGCGTGATGCCGTCCTTGCCCTTCAGACTTTCCAGCCACTCCTCTTCAGTGCCGACATAGCCGTGCTCCACAGCGATTTCATAGGCACTCTTGCCGTCCAGTCCATGCTCTGCATCCTCGATACGCTTCAGAAGCTGCGTATACAGATCAGGTGTTGGCGGGATGGGCGGATCATCACCCTCAAAGCCGGATTCACGAATATTCAGCGTAACCGGAACAGTTGTTGCTCTCACGGTTGTATCGGATTCCGTATCGTAGCCGAATACAGCCATTTTTGCCGCACCTGCGTGAAGCTCCGCAGGCAGATACAAAGTCGTTCCATCCGTGCCGAGCACAACGGAATACACCTCATCACACTGCGAAAACTGCACGACCTTGTGAAAACGCTTCCAATCGCCGTCAAATGTGAATTTGAACTGCACATACTGAATCTGGTGGTCCGCAAGCACTTCACGTTCAATGATCTCAATGCTCTGGTTCTTTACAAGGAATTTCCACATTATTCACGCACCTCCGTCCATTCGTGGGTTTCTGTATCATACTGCATATATCCGTCAAGACAGATGACCCTGTGCATATTACCGGGCGCAGTACTACTATTGCCGTCCCAGTTAGATTCCTTTGTCACTGCTGCCCATTCTGCAAGAGTGCCCTCATAGGTGATCTCCTGAATTGGAGTGTAATTTATCATATGAGCGCAGATCTTTGTTACATTATGGCTCAGAGTAAGGCTCCGAAGCGGTGTGCTAACAAAACAAAAACCCGGAACTATAGCACATTCTACTCTTGCTCTTGAAAGATAAGGGCAGCCCATGAAGATATATGTGCCGAGTGTAGTAAGTGTTTCTGGAAGTGTCACATTCGTAATATGCTGGTCCACAAATGCTTTCTCTCCGATTGCGGTTATATTCGCCGGAATAATAAGCTCGGTTAGTCCGCCGTGTTCGTACATAAAGAATGCACGCTCTCCGATCTCGGTAAGAGTTGTCGGAAAGCTGACAGACTCCATATTTTTACATCGTTCAAAGTTACTCTTACCGATAGCGGTAATGCCTTCGGAAATAACAAGTGAACGGATATTTTCATTCTCCCAGAACGGTGAATCACCAAGTTCATAATCATAGGTCACACCGGTACCATGAAGAAGCAGTTTTCCGTTCTCGTACAGTACATAGTGGATATGCTCGCCGCAGGTACCGATCTCAACGATACCGCCGATGATATCATCGACTTCGGTCTGAAGTGCCTCCACCTGATGACTGAGTTCTGCAATGGTCTGATTGTTCTCCTGAACCTCTGCGATAAGCTGTGCAAGCTGAGACTGCATATCCGTTACTTTGCATTTACCGAGGATGCATTTGCAGTAGCCGCAGACATTCTTGTCCTCTCGATAATCGTACCAGTCACGCTCTGTAAGGTCGGTAGCACCCGGATTCAGACGAACCGCATACATGAGCAGTCTTGTTTTATATTCATCTGTCGGCAGTGACGGCAGGCTCGGATTCTCCGCAGGCGTACCGGGCGTTATCTCAAGAGATACATTTCGTACTGATTCTCCGACATCAAGCAGAATTGCGATCGCCACATAACGCGGTAGCGACTCATCCTGATACTCTGTAAGGTCAATGGTGTAGCGGGAGTCGTTGACGAAATAGTGGCCGTCGATCCATGCTTTGCCTGTGCCGAGCCTGACTTTGAGGCCGGTGTCGGCGGTGGTCAGCTTGAAACACTGCCCATATGTGTCGAGAATACCGTTGCAGATGATGCTACTGAGATACTCTGTGAAGTTCTCTGCCGTATAGGTTCTGTCAAGCCCTTTTGAATTGAAAAAACCGCATGAAAATGCCATAATATCATTCCTTTCTGAATGTCGGTGTCAGGCTTCTGCCGTTCTGATCGAAAGCCTCGATCATGCCGATAAGCTGCACTTTCGGCTGTAGCATACCAAATCGCTTATGCTCGACAGTCACATAATCACCGACGAAATAATCACGGTTGTAGACATATTGCGTGCTATCCGCTGCAATCTCCGACTCCGATGCAGTTTTCGGATCGACCAGCTTTTCAGACCCGCGTGTTTTCAGCAGTGCGATATACTGCCCCTCCGGAATCGGCACTGTTTCACCTTCGACCTGTTCCTCCTCTGAGATGTCCTTTGCATCAACATAAAGCTCGTACCTGTCAAGATAGGTCGGCTCAGTATCCACACAATATGTGGTATTCTTGCGCTCTGCGCCCTCACCGTGACCATAGATGTAGGCGAAGTTGCGAGTAACAGCAGAATCTGAAGCATATGAGAATGACAACAGATTGCTGTAGGCATCGGAGAATATAATGTGCGGATTCTCTTCCTGCAATAGACTGCGGTCTGTGCCTTCTGCGAGATCAAGCACCATTTTATAGGTTTCGCCAACATCCTTCACAAGTCGGATATTTGCAGAGCCGCCGATCTTCTCACAGATCGTGTATACCCATTCCATGAGATTTTCATAGGATACCTGCAGCGTTGCGGTTTGTTCCCAGCAAGCCCCCGATACTGAGCCGAGTGATAAGCCGGGAATGCGACGGTTATCATTGAGAAGTGTATTCTGCCTGACAATATCATGCACAATTTCGCTGTATGCCTTCTGCGCCGTGACATTATATGTCGGGTGAATGATGCGGCGCTCCAGCAGGCACATGAGAAATCTGCCTTTTACGGTCAGATAGTCGCCGTTCTCAGCATCTGTATCAATTTGAACGGAATCAATAATGCCGAAATGCTGACTGTCATCATCCCTGCCGACAATTCTGCCTGTCTGGAAGATTGATAGATTCTCCGGATTGGCGGCGATATACACTTCAAAGCAGCCGCACTGATAATACTCAATATCCCACAGTAGCGAGGAAAAACTGTCACACACTGCTTCGAGTGTGATCGTTAGGCTGTCTGCCTCAGCGTCCATTCTGTATACTTCAATCTGCATATATCACACTCCAAGATAAGCATTTGTGTGTACGATCGTCACTTTCAGATTTTGCAGTCCGGTACCGCGCAGATAAAAGCGGTTTTTGCCTTCACGCAGCGTCAGCCATGTTGAACCGGAAACAAGACGGTTGATGATATTCGTCTTAACGCCGCCTCTGTCAAGCGTGACCGTCTTATGACCTGTCTTTGTTGTAACAGTAATGATATCACCTGCGAGAATATCGCCCGTGATCTGCAAATATTCATCGGTATCCGCATTGTACAGCGTGGGTGATCTTGCATCTTCGAGGGCTTCAATCTGCAAAGTAAAGCCTATCTCGTCACCATCGTTGATGATCTCCATGATGTTTTGTGTATTGTATTTGCCCAGTACAAATGGCTCCGGGTTGCTCTCGGTCGGAAACGGGAATGTGAAAGCGCCAGTGATCTGGCTGTAATATGCCATGACGGATTCCGTGGAGTACCAGTAGATGTCCGGGCAGAGTATGGATATCTGTCCAGTGACAAGCTGCTCAAAGTTGCTGACCTCGCAAGTTTCCACATAGCCCTCGGTGAAAACATCTATGCCTGCCGTCTTGTAGTAGACCTTGACATATCGGCTCGGTTTCACCACCTTGTATAGCTGATGTCGGCGGCCTTCTACGCCCACACCTCGCATCTCAAAGTGAATGACCACATTACGCTTCTCGATGAAGGCGTTGTTCAGATAACTGCCGTCCATACCTGCGTAGGAGGAGGTGCTGATCGTGCCGGGCGGCGGAGAAAGCCCCTCGATCTTTGAGGTCATATATTGGTTTGCGGTCGCCGTCATGTTGATCTGGACTCCGGCTGCATTTTCTAATATAAGGCTGAAAAACATGATAAGCACCCCCCTTGTTTTTTCTATGGGATTGATGTATAATACTTATATAAAAGTCTGAGAGGAGTTAAGTATGAAACAGATTCAGATTGGCGATTACTTATTTATGTCTTGTGATGAAAAAGATAAAAAGAACATTGTAAATGATTTCATAAAGAATGAAAGTGTGACTTTCCTCGAATACTATCAGTTTTTGCTAAATGGAGGATTTGATGAACTTGAAAAGCAACTGTTTGAACACTTTAAAATCAAAAAGTGGCCTTCAATAACGAATGACGATATTATTTGTAGCATTCTCCCTAAATCAGAACCTGATCGAATTAATAAAAGAAAAAAGAAAGACTATTATATAGCAAATGCATACTGTGCATTTGATGTGTTAAAACAGATATACAGTTTGGAATTATATAACCAATTGAAAAATATATCATCAACATACTATTTTACATACTATCTTATTCTAAAAAACATCATGATGGATATAGATCAGCTTAAAAATTTATATAGTAATTTAATTGAAAACGACTTCAGATATCCAGCTTCTGTAAATAGACCCATACATACAATGGAACTACACAATGTTCTACGCCAAGCTGTATACGGAAACATCTCTTTTCATTCATTTGCTGATTATGAAACCGCTGCACCTATTGCTGTAATTAGACAAATTATTGAATTGCGTATTCGGAGAGCAATCGGTGTTCTGGGCTATATTGATGAATCGAGTAATAACATCTATCCTTTGAAAATGACAAAGGTATTTGAAATAATTAAACAGTATCCAGATATTATATTTCCAAATCACTTGACTTATCTTGAGCGAATATATCAATGGAGTAATTTGTACATCCATTCTGGCAAAGGAGATTTTGCTTGGATTACGTTTTTCCTTGAGAAATATTTGCGCCCATTAAGTTTTGGAGACAGAAAAAAAGATGGGAACTGGAGCTTTAAAAATGCTATTACCGTAACCAAAGAAACATTAGATAATATTAAACAAGATATACAGAATCTGAATCCAAACCTTCAGCTATTAACGTGTGATCCTGAATGTGAACTTACTGAAAGACAGGATTAAAAAAACATCTCCTCAAGAGCAACGCTCAATTATTAAAGTGTTGAGCGTTGCTTGTGAAGAAGATATTTTTATATATTAAGTGCATTCCGCGTCTGACGATAGATTTCCAGCCGTGACAGCGATTTCGGACTATTATTGGTCTGATTCACTGTGCGGCTGTTGTCGTTATTGTAGTTGTTCACCACAGTTGTGCCGCCCGCGCCTACCATTGCGCCGGTCACACCGGACATATCCACATTGAAGTCAGAATTCATCGCAATGGCCATAGCGTCCGCCACACCGGAGATTGCCTTCTCGACATATTTCTTGCTCTTGTTGATACCCTGTGCAAGCCCCTTCATGAAGTCCGGCATCCAGCTTTCAAACTCCGTCAGAGGTCCCTTATCAGGAACGGAGAAATGCAGATAATCGCTGATCGCTCGTGCCACATCCGCAACAGTGTTGATGAGATTGCCGAGCATATAGTTCAGACCGTTGATAAGGTTCTGCATGAGGTCGCGTCCCCACGACCATGAACTGTTGACCTTGTCCATGACCGCATCATATACAGCCCTCATTGCATTTGTGACTGCATCACGCACGCCGCCAAGCCGATCACCGATACCGTTCCGGATATTATCCCAGATAGACAGCACAGCGTCCTTTACCTGATTCATTGGATTTCTCACGATATCCGGCATCGCGTTCCATACAGACTGCACCACGGTTCTGATCGCATTCAGCGCAGTATTCACTACATCCTTCGCAGCATTCCATGTTGTAGAGATCATATTTTTGATGTCAAGCTGTCCGGTATTGATGAGCGTTTTCATTGCTGTCCAGACCGCAGTCACGATCTTTTTGATCCCATCCAGTGCTGCCTCAATAACAGATACAGCCGCTTTCCATGTTGTGGTGATGACCTTTTTGATGCTGTCGAGCGCATTTTCAACCACGGAAACAATGGCCTTCCATCCGCCTGTGATACCGATTTTGATCTGCGACATGGTCGCATCAATTGCTGTATTCGCATTTGCCCAGACGTTTTTTACAGTATCAAAGACCTGTTCCATGAACCCCTGCACTGCAGTGACAACATTGGACAGAGCATTTCTGATAACAGTGCTGATCGTTTCTGCAAGATTGCCTGCAAAGCCATTGATTGCATCGCCAACAACACCAGCGTTCTGGTTGATACCGTCTGCAAGTCCCTGCATGAAGTCAGGCATCCAGCTCTCGAAATCAGCCAGAGGTCCTTCATCCGGTACCGAGAAGTGCAGGAAAGACTTGATCTTATCTGCAACGCCCTTTACAGCGTCTGCAACCTTGCCTATACAGTTTTTAATACCGCTGACAATGTTGTTGATGATATCCGCGCCCCACTGAAATGCCTGAGAGCCGAGATTTTTAATGAAGTTTACTGCCGCATTGAAGCCGTTGACAATCGTATCCTTGATGGCTGTGATCTTTTCGGTGACCGCTGATTTCACACTGTTCCAGATATTGGAGACAGTGTTTTTTATTGCGTTCATGACTGTGCTGACTGTATTTTTGATGCCGTTCCAGATGTTGGATACCGTAGAGGAAATAGCGTTCAGGACGCTGCCGACAAATCCGCTGATCGCATTCCATACAGCCGATACGACTGCATGAATCGCATTCAGCGTATTGGTGATGTGATTCTTAATGCTCTCCCAGATAGAGGAGATCACTGACCAGATTGCATTCAGAATACTGGAGATGAAGCCGGAGATCGCATTCCATACGGTAGAGATCACATTGGAAATGGTATCCATTACCGTGCTGACAGTGGTAGAGATCGCATTCCAGATCGTTTCAAAAAATGTCTTGATGCCCTCTAGAACGATTGTCACAACAGCTTTTATCGTCTCCCATGTTGTAGTGATCTTTTCGTGAATCCAGTCCATAACACGGGAGATGATCACATGGATCGCTTCAAAAATCGTCTCGAACAGATACCTGAATGCCTCCAGCAGCGGAGAGATAAAGTCGTAAATGGTCTGCCATACAGTTGTGATAACCGACCAGATCGCATTCAGCACCGTGCTGATCGCTGTATGAATCGCGTTCCAAACGACAGTGATAACAGTTTGGATGAGGTTGATTTTCTCTGCGACGCTGTTGTAAATTGCAGTCCAGATACCGACAAAGAAATTCTTGATACCCGTCCAGATAGTTGTGAAAAAGTTCTTGATCGCATTGAGGACTGTGCTTACGAAGTTCTTTATACCGTTCCAGATGTTCACAAAGAAGTTCTTGATGCTCGTCCAGACGCCTACCCAGAAGTCCTTTACTTCACCAAGATCTGTACCGAAAATACCGCAGAGCATATTCAGCGCATTTTTCAGCGTATCCTTGATGAAATTCCATACCGCTACGAAAATACCCTTAATACCGTTCCATACCTTATCCCAGTCTCCCGTGAAGATGCCGACGAAAACATCCAGAACACTCAGGATGATGTCTGTCACGGCCTTGAAGATATTCGCGATCTGCTGGAACTGCCCCTCAAAGATCGGTTTCAGGAACTTGCAGAGACCGTCCCATACAGCCTTGATGATCTCGGTGATGTTTTTGAAATCGAAGCCCAGCGCATTGATACGGTCAACGATACCCTGACAGAAGCCGGAAAAGATACTTTTGATCTGTTCCCAGATCGCAGTGATCTTGTTTCGGAAGTCCTCATTTGTTTTCCATAGATGCACAAAAGCCGCTACCAGAGCGGCGATGACCGCAATGACAGCGACTACGGGTGCGGATATACCGCCGATAGCTGCGCCGAAGGATGAAAATGCTGCTTTTGCGCCTGCGATCATGGAAGGCAGGTTTGCTACAAGCTGCATCAGCTTGCCGACACCGACCATTGTTTTGCCGATGACGAGAAGCAGCGGCCCCAGTGCCGCCGCCACAAGAGCGATTTTCACGATAGTCTCCTTCGTTGCCGGAGACATCGCATTGAATTTATCAATAAGTCCCTGAATACGGGTAACAATAGACCTGATTGCAGGCATCAGGATCTCACCGAAGCTGATTGCAAGCTCCTGCAACTGAGATTTCAGGATGGTCATCTGTCCGGCAAGGTTGTCCTGCATGGTGTCTGCCATGCCCTTCGCAGAACCTTCACAGCCGTAAATGGCAGTAGAGAGCTTGTTATAGTCCTCCTCACTGGCATTGATGATCGCAAGCATACCCGCCATATTCTGCTTACCGAAGATAGCGGCAGCCGCCTGCATCTGCTCTGCCTGTGCAAGGCCCTCTGTTGTTGTTGACAGTTCTGCAACAATATCATCGAAATCACGGGCATTTCCCTCGGCGTCTGTCAATTCCACATTGACCTTGCCCATTTTCTCGCGGAGCATACCCATGATATCTCCGAGCGAACGCATATTGCCGTCTGCATCGGTCATGAGTGTATTTGCCCCGGCGATCTCTTTGGAGACACCTTCCTGTTCTTTTGCAAGTGCCTCCTGCGCACGGGCAAGTTTCAGCTGTGCTTTTTCGTAGTTATTGCTTGCAAGCTGTGCCTGCGAACTGCCCTCGCCGTACTTGCTGATCGCATCGTTCAGTTTGATCTGTGCATTGTCAAGGGAGATAGTCGCATCCTCTACAGCCTGTTCAGCTTTCTCAACCTTTGCAAAGTCGATTTTCTGAATGGTCTCAGTGCTGATAAAGCCGAGCTGCTGCATTGCTGCCGCCTGCTGTTTGGTCGGTTTTGTGAGGTTTACAAGTGCGTTTTTCAAGCTGTTACCGGCCTGAGAGCCTTTGATACCTGAATTAGCCATGAGTCCGAGAGCAATAGATAAGTCCTCCGCACTCGCTCCCATTGAACCGGCAATCGGAGCAACATATTTGAAGGATTCGCCCATGAGAGACACATTCGTGTTGGCGTTACTCGATGCTGCCGCGAGGATATCTGCGAAGTGCGCAGAATCATCCGCGCTCATACCAAGAGCCGTCAGAGCGTCCGTAACAATATCCGATGTCGTTGCAAGGTCTTCACCGGAAGCTGCAGCGAGGTTCATAATACCCTCGACACCGTTCAGCATATCCTCGGTTTTCCAGCCCGCCATTGCCATATAGTTCATGGCATCAGCGGCTTCCGATGCTGAGAATTTCGTCTGACTGCCCATCTCCCGGGCCTTATCTCTCAGTGCCTGAAGATCCTCACCGGTCGCACCGGATACAGCGGAGACCTTGCTCATGGATGCATCAAAATCCGCTGTAGTTTTTACAGCGGCAGTTCCGAGTCCGAGGATCGGTACAGTCACATATTTTGTCAGGTTCGTACCGACCGTTGCGATCTTGTCGCCGACCTTTTCAATAGATGCTCCCGCTTCACCGATTTTTACAAGTGCCGTCTGAGAATTTGCAGCTTCCTGCTGCAGATTTCGCAGTTCCTGTTCCGTATCGACAATTTCACGCTGAAGGGCGTCGTACTGCTCAGGCGGAATCGGATGTCCGAATTCATCGGAGACATCCTTTGCCTGCTGTTTCAAGCCGTTCAGCTCATCGGTGGTCTGCTTGATCTCACTTTGCAGGGCATCATATTTCTCCTGCGAAATTTCACCGCGGGAAAGCTGTTCATCGGCGATGCGGCTCTGCTCCTTCAGTTCCCGGAGCTTTGTCTCAGTCTCACCGATCTTCTGCTTGATAGGGTCGTATTTTGCCTTCCACGCATCGTAATTGTCTTTGGTTTTGGCAGCCTGTTCGCTGGCTTTTTTCAGTGTTTCGAGCTTGTCACTGGTCGATGATACGGCATCGGCAAGCAATCGCTGTTTCTGCGACAGCAGTTCCGTATTGGTAGGGTCGAGCTTCAGCAGCTTTTCGACATCCTTGAGCTGTGTCTGCGTGTTTTTGATATTCTTATTGACACCTTCAAGGGCTTTGCTGAGTTTCGTGGTATCGCCGCCGATCTCAACGGTGATGCCCTTGATTCTGTTTGCCATGCGGATCACCTGCCTTTCGCATGGGTATATTCAAGCATTAAAAATGTGCTGTTATTGTTTCATCAGCCTGAATGTTTCTGACAGGCTTTTGTGTTTCAGCTTCCTCGGCTCAAACCCGATCACATCGAAAAACAGGTGCATAACAGCACCGCCGAAAAATACAGAAATGAGTGTACCAATACCAACCGAGCCGCCGAGTAACCACCCAGCAAATGTGATAACTGCCCACAGTAGTATCTCAACCACCCCGATCGGTATCTTCGGCATTCGTTTCCCGATAGCAATCAGCAGCCCGTCCTTCGGACCACAGCCCTGTTCTGCTGACATATACAGATACATTCCGAGTGAGATAAACAGAAATCCGAACAGCATCAGTACGATACCCAGCCAAATGCTGTGATTCTCAGGATATGGGGAATAATCGTTCAATAGCTGTGTCAGGTTCCCGGTTATAACAGCATCCAGTATTGTCGCAGACCCGATACGCTCCAAGAAAAGAAGCTGTATCAGAACCGCAGTCACAGAGATCAGCACCATAGAACTGCCGTAGTTCAGCGGTGTATGCTGTGCGATACCCATGCCGAGGCAGTCCCAAGGTGCCAGACCAATGTTTGCGGCTATCGTCAGATGCACACCGAAGGAGTAAACGGCAAGCCCGAATAAGATCCGCAGCCAGCCGGAAACGATGTGCTTTTTAGAAGGCATCGAAGTTTTCCTGCGTTGCCTTGATCGGGTAATCATAATCGTCATTATCCTTTTCAATGAACATTTCGTTGACCATCCCGATAGTGAGCAGATCAAGGTCGGAAAGACTCAGCCCGATCTGCACACATCGGAGAAGGAACAGCGGCGTTGTCATCTCGCGGTCAACTGGGCGAGACTTTTTTTTGACTCTGCCTGCGTCTCCAGATTCACGCCCCAGAGTTCAAAGAGCTGCGGCAGCACTTCGTAGATTGAGAAGGTGTTGAACTGCTCCAACCACTCATCCGGGCTGTCCGGAACGCCCTCCGGGTCAGCGTGCTTTGCCATAGTCCAGGCGATATTCTCGAACACCTCAAGGCTCTCGATACCGAGACCGGAATTCTCCTCATCGCTCTCGTCAACCGAATCCTTCAGCGCAGAGAAATCCTTGAAGATGTCCTTGCGGAACTTTGCACGGTAAAGGCGAGGCAGTGTAGCACTCGCCTTGAAAGGAACCTCGATGCCGTCAACAGTAATTGTTTTTCTGATAGCCATATACTTTCCTCCGAATCAGTCAGTAGTAGTGGATGCGGCTGTGCTGCCGCCCTTTGTGGTACTTGCGGAACGTGTATTGGTGCTGTTGTTGGTAGTAGCCGCTGTCGGGATATAGACGGTGTTGTACCAGTTGTTGTAGGTGGTCTCATCTGTGCTTTCACAGGTCTTGGACTTTACCAGACCGGAAGGCAGCGCAGAAGCCTTCAGCGACAGTGTCTCTGTCTTGACTTCCTTGCTCTCCTCAGTGGTCTGACCTTCAGTTGCAGGACGGGATGCAGAGCAGCAGTACAGCACATGACGAATGTGATTTTTGTCTCCGTCAAACTCGAACAGGAGTGCGAACTGCGATGTCTCCGCATCGTTGCGCTCCACGAGAACGCCCTTGCTGTCGAGCTGTTCGCCGAGGATATCGGTTGCGAAATCGGTGGTGATGAGCGCGATTTCGAGGTCACCCTCATAGCCTGCGTTGTTGTTGATAACGTAGTAAACGGTGTTGTCGGCGTAGAAATTGTCGTTCTCGCCGTTTGCGTCAATGCTCAGCGAGACTGCACCGGGCAGACGGACAGGCGTTGCAAATGTCGGCACACCGTCATCGCTCCACGCTGTGATCTTTGCCCAGTGAACCTTGTTCAGACCGAACTTGACCTTGTTTTTCTTCAGAGCCATATTCATACCTCCAATGTGTACAGGACCTCATAGAGCCGTTCGCTCTCGATCCATGTTTCAGATTTTGTATAATAAATATTGTGCTGATGCAGTACTTCCTCTACACGCTCCTCCGCATCCGGGGATTTTTCATCGGTGTACAGTTCAATATGCAGCCGCTTGAAGCTGACATACATCAGATTATCCGCACTGAATGTATTTTCACCGGGAGACAGAAACAGCGTGAACGGAGGATCTGGGCTTTCACCCTCTGCGAAATGATGATACGCAAAGGGCAGCCCGATCTCCTGCATCATCTCGGAAATTTCTTCGTAGGTCACGATAACTCCTTTTTAATGAGCGTTTCGAGCATATCCGCACCGTTTGCTTCGGCAGGAGCGATATGCGGGATAGCCGCCACACGTCCGCCGCCGCGCTTTGCATGACCGTGTTCGAGGAGATGTGCGATCTGATAGCGGTCTTTGCTGTGGACGGTCATTTCCAGTGTGTGGCTGTTTTCCTTCGTTTTCTTCGCTGTCCAGCTTCGCTTGTAGCGCCCGGACTTCACAGGGGCGTTGGCAGAGATCTCGTTTTTGACCGCTGTTGCCGTTTTTCTCACAGCGCGTTTCATGCCCGCATCTGCAAGCTCCGCATATTCCGTCAGTCCCTTCATGACCTCCGATGCCAGATCGTCAATAGATGTCATCCTTCGCACCTGCCTTTCTGGATTCGCAGATCAGCTTCATATAGTCCTGCGTCTGATAATTCGGCACAATGCCCTTGATGTCATAGTCAATACCTTCAAAGCGGATGCGGTATACGGTAGAAGCCATCTTTTTTGTCTGCGGGGTCTGACGGATAATGACCTCCAGCTTTTGTATCTCTCTGGTCACTCCGGTATTTGTTTCCTCAGCTGCACCGCCCACGGTATTGGATACCGTCACGGAAGCCCAGAGGGAGAACACCTCCTCCCACCGGGCTTTGTGATTTCCGATCGCATCTTTTTTGACATGATTTTCGAGGACGGCGATCCGCTGATTCAGTTTTCCAATCTCCATCAGACCACGCCCTCTCTTTGTGCGAATAATAGCGCCCTGAGTGTCAGTGTCAGTGCATGATAATCTGCAGTATTGCGGTTTTCATAGAGGTAAGATACAGTATACAGCATAGCCTGCCGGGAGGTTTCCTCATTTTCCGCTAACTGTTTTTCGGTCATGCGTCCCACATCCATCACGAGCCGCTGCGCCGTATCGATCAGAGTGAGGATGAGCTTGTCATCCTCACAGTGGTCAACACGGAGGTAGTTTTTTGTTTCAGGCAGTGAGATCAGATTCACTTATCTGCCCTCCGTTCTTATCAGCCGTTGCCGCCGGTATTACCGCCGGTTGTACCGCCGCCGGTGGTGTTGGACTTCGTACCTGCCATCTTCAGCACCTTCACGGACTCCGGCAGGATCAGACGACCGTCCACACGCTGTGTGGTAAGGAAGCCGACCTGATCGGTGCGGGCATACAGCTCGTTCAGACGGCGGAAGGTGCGGTTCTGACGGTCTGCCACCCAGTAATTCTTCATGTCACCGAAGAGAAGCACACGCTCGCCCTTGGCGATACCGGGCATGAAAGAGCTGGTGCGGATCGGTCTGCCGAGCAGAGTGTCCGGCTTTGCGATGTCGAGGGACGGCTTCCAGAGGTAGTTGTCGTTCTTGTCCTTCAGCTTCATGAGCTGAAGCAGGATTGTCTCATTGCAGACGAACTGTGCGTTTCTGCGGTAGGGAGACTTCAGGCTGTAGTAGAGATCAAAGATCTCATCGAAGGTGATCGCTGTCTGCGAAGCGGCAGTCACGCCAAGCTCTGCACCGCCGGTCTCATCGAGGATACCGAGGGGCTTCTTGTCGCCGTCACCGGTGAAGAATGCACGCTCCTCGGCATTGCCCATTGCAACACCGAAACGTGCAGCGATATACGATGCGAGGTCAAAGGCGGAGTCGTGCAGAAGCTCGTTGCTGATCTTGATCATCGTGCCGAGCTTGTATGCGGAGAGGGTCGTCTGACCGAAACGTGTATCGGTCTCCGGGATCTCCTCACCCTCATCGATCCACTGTGCCTCCATCGTATCGTTCGCAATCGGGATCTTACGGGTGCCGGAATTGGTCTTGATGACCGTTGCCATCTGACGGAAGATGTTGTTCTCTTCCAGTGCCTGAATCAGTCTGCGCTCGAACTCGTCCGGCACAGTGTAGCCGCCCTCGGTGTCCTCACCGACAGAGAGTGCGTTGCGGACTGCAAGCTGATCGCCCTTGTTGCGGATCATATCCCAGAAGGCAGACTTGTACTCGTCAGTCGCGGTCGGGTTGGTGGGCGGCGTATTCTTTGTGCAGGGAGCGTTGGTGACGGGCTTGGAGGTCGGTGCGGAAAGTGCCGCATCGAGGGCTGCCTGCTGCTCAAGGCGCTCGATCTCTGCGCCCAGCGCCTGCACCTCACCGGCCATTTTGTTGTACTGCTCCACTGCGGAAGCCTCCACGAGACCGTTCTCACCACGGTGCTTTTCGAGGAATGCCTTTGTCTGCTCCCACAGGGTATTACGCTTGCTGCGAAGTTCCATGATCTTGCTCATATCTTTTCTCCGTTTCTGCCGGATATCTCCGGCTGTCATAAAAATACAGCCTGCTTATCTCAGAAAAGCAAGCTGCTGTTTCAAAATCTCATACGGCATAGCGCCGTCAGCGGTTTTGCCGTCCATACCGATCACAGGTATTTCCGGCACTGTAACTGTCGGTACGGTCAGCTCTTCCTCGGAAGGTTTCTGTGCATCATCTGCCTTGCCGTCATCGGACGGCTCTGCGCCTCCCGGTGCTGCGGAAGCGGTGATCTTTCCCAGAATGGTCTGTCCCATGACACGGGTACTGTACTCCCAAAGGGCATCGCCGGTGTCCAGCTTGAACGGCTTCTTTTCGGTCTCTTTCTTTTCATCGCCCTCATCGTCACCGCCTTCCTTATCGGGCTTGTCAGGCTCGTCCGGATCGTCAGGATCATCCTCCTTCTTGTCCGGTTCGGGCTTTTCGTCAAAGAGGATCTCATCAGCAAAGCCCAGCTCGACCGCCTTTTTCGCATTGATCCATGTCTCATCGGACATGAGTTTGCTGATGCGGTTTCGGGAAAGACCCGTCTTTGCGGCATATGCGTTGATGATGCTTTCTTTGACCTCGTTCAACGTTGCAATTGCTTTTTCCATGTCCTTTGCATTGCCGAAAGCAATGGTGGACGGGTCATGGATCATGAGAAGTGCGGTGGGAGACATCTGCACGGTATTGCCTGCCATAGCGATCACACTTGCCGCTGATGCAGCGATGCTTGCGATTCTGACAGTGACATTGTGCGGATAGTCACGGATCATTGTGTAGATCTCTGCAGCGGCGAAGACGTTGCCGCCCGGTGAATTGATCCAGAGTGTGAGGTCGCCGTCCTCGGTATACAGCTCATCTCTGAAATCCTGCGGCGTGATCTCATCGCCCCAGAACGAATCCGAGTCGATCGGTCCCTCCAGGCGGAGCACTCTACCGCCGCTGTCATCGTGAATATAGTCCCAGAATTTCGGCATTTACATCCCTCCGTTTCGTACTTTCTTCCTGCGCCTTTTCCGCAGGAATCTGTCATCGGTCGATTCTTCATCCGGTTCGTCCTGTTCCTCTGTATCTGTCTGCTCCGGCTCGTCCAGGTCGTAGGCGGCACCTGCATCCTGCAGCTTGTTATAGCTGCCGTTGAGGTAATAATCATCACCGCCGAGATCGTGCGGAATAAGATCCATGTTTTCAAGCCTGCGCACATCATTCGGGCTCATAAAGCCGTTACCGACACCGATCGCATAAGCGTTCATTCTGCTCTGATAATCGCCGCGCATCAGGCCGTCCACATTGAATTTCGGGAAATATACATCCTGTTCCTCCTCCAGCAGAAGGTCTTTGATGATGCCTTTTTCAATGCGGATGATCCACGGCATGAGCGAATACTGCACAAATGCGATGCCCTGATGCTCGATGTTATTGAAGGTGCTGCGCTTCAGGTCCTGTACCAGATGGGGCGGCACCTGAAACATTCGGCAGATCTCTTCCACATCAAATTCTCTTGTGGATAGGAACTGCGAATCCTCCGGCGGCAGCGAGATCGGTTTATACTGCATTCCTTCTTCTAGGACTGCGATGCGGTGCGCATTGCGGGAACCGCCGTACACCCTCGTCCAGTTCTCACGGATCTTTTCCGGATTTTTCAGCACGCCCGGATGTTCCAGAACACCGGCAGGCTGCGCTCCGTTTTTGAAGAAGGCGCTGCCGTAACGCTCCACCGCCATTGCTGCGCCCAGCGCATTTTTCATCATGGCAATGGGTGAAAATCCCACAAGTCCGTTGAATCCCAGACCGGGAATGTGAAGAATCTCGTCCCGCTGAAAAATGATATCCTTGTCATGCTCACCGGGCTTTTCGTCGGTGTATGCATGGTAGGTGTAAAACAAGTCGCCGCTTTTCGGGTCGCGGTCGATCTCCATGTTTTCCGGAAGCAGCGGATACAGACCGAGGATCTCGTTCTTACCGTCCCGGACGATCTGTGCGTATGCGTTGCCCCAGAGCAGCAAATGACACATCAGCGCCTCCCAGAATGAAAATGAACTCATTTCGGGATTCGGCTGCCGGTAGAGTATCTTATACAGCGGATGATCGGTAGCGCGTTCCTTATCCTCTCCGGCACCTGTATATCTGTACAGATGCAGCGGAAGCCCTGCGATAGTATTTGACAGCAGTCTCACACAGGCATAAACGGTCACGATTTGCATTGCCGTTCGTTCATCGACACGCTCTCCGCTGTGCGTCATTCCGAAAACAAACAGATTACCGGAATCGCGGACATTGTCCCGGATATCCGGCAATGACGGTGCATCTCTCGGCTTGTTGATGCCAAGCCAGCTTAATAAGCCCATAAATATTACCTCCTACAGAACGATCAGGTCATGATCGGGTTCGTCATAGACACTGCCCTGCATTTCATGGCGGATCACTCTGTCGAGTGCCATGATCCATGCGACAATGCCGTCGATTTTCTCAGTACTTTTCTTTTTGCTCGGTTTGATATTCTCCGCCGCATCAATTTCAGCGACCACATTTCCTGCCATCCATCTGAGAACGGGATTGCCGCCGTGAACGAACATACCTTCGAGTATGAGCTTGTACAGCTCCTTCATCGGCGGTGACATATCCTTGAAGCCCATGCCCATCGGAACAACGGTAAATCCGTCTCCCTCAAGGTCTGTGATCAGCTGTGTAGCGTTCCATCGGTCGGCTGCGATCTCCTTAATGTTATACATGGTGTGCAGTTCGTTGATCGTTTTACGAACAAAGTTATAGTCCACCACATTGCCCTCTGTGATATGAAAAAGTCCCATGCGCTCCCAGACATCGTAGGGAACATGATCTCGCCGCACACGCAGGTCAAGCGTTTCTCTCGGCAGCCAGAAGTGTGGGACAACGATGTATTTTTCGCCCTCTGTCAACGGCGGGAACACCAGAACAAAAGCGGTGATATCCGATGTGCTGGAAAGGTCCAGTCCCGCATAGCACTCTCTGCCTCGTAGCTTTTCAAGGTCGATCGGTAGATTTCCTCTGTCGTAGATATGCTCCGGGATCCATGCGACCGCACTGCCGACCCACTGGTCGAGTCTAAGCTGACGGAATACATTTTCTTCAGCAGGATTTGTCAGCGCCTCACGGTGCGCATCACGGACACGGTCAATGGTGATCGTATGCCCGAGAGACGGATTTGCTTTGTACCATGATTCCTCGGCGTTCCAGTCGTCATCATCGTTCAAGCCATATATAACAGGATAGAAGGAAGGGTCGATGCGTCTGCCGTCCAGAATATCTTTTGCTTTGGTGTGGTATTCGTAGCAGATGCTGTTGCGGTCAGTGCCGGCGGTGGTAATAAGGAAGTACAGCGGCTGTGTTCGTGCGTCGCCGGAGCCCTTTGTGAGAACATCCACAAGGCTACGGTTCGGCTGCGCGTGAAGCTCGTCAAGTACCAGACCGGATACATTCAGACCGTGCTTTGTGCCGACTTCAGCCGAAAGCACCTGATAGAATCCCACATTGCTGTAGTTCACCAGTCGTTTTGTCGCCGCCATGATCTTGGAGCGTTTCAGAAGCGCCGGCGTCATTTCCACCATGCGCTTTGCAACGTCAAAAACGATGGAAGCCTGCTGCCGGTCAGCGGCAGCACCATAGACTTCGGCGGACGGCTCGTTGTCGGCGTACAGCAGATACAGTGCAATTGCCGCTGCAAGCTCCGATTTTCCGTTTTTCTTCGGAATCTCAACATATGCTGTACGGAATTGCCGGGTGTCGTCTTCTTTTACAACACCGAAAATATCCCGGATGATCTGCTCCTGCCACGGCAGCAGCCAGAACGGTTTGCCCGCCCATCTGCCCTTGGTGTGGCAGAGGTTTTCTATAAAGCGAACAGCCCTGTCCGCTTTTGCCGCATCGTAATGGGAGTCCGGCAGCATGAAGCGGGTGGGCTGATAATCGGTGAGTTTCGGATAATTCGCAGGTCTTTCTCTTGCTTTTGCTGTTCTTGCCATCAGCCGCCTCCCAGAAGTGCATCCATATCGTCAACGGCGGCGTCCTTCATATCTGCACCGGCAGTGATACGGCTTCTTGCTGCCGGAGTCAGTCCGAACTGTTCTGCGATCTTGTTCATGATCTTCAGATAGGTCTGCGCAATGCTGACCTGCGGGACCTGCTGCCAGTAGCCGGATTTTGTTTTTACGATCGTGCCGTGCTGCGTCATGAATTCCTCGGCTTCCTTCCAACGGGCGTATGCCTGACAATAGGATGCGAATGCCGCCTGATCGACCTCGGTCAGCACACCGATCGCTTCAAGCTGTTTGGATAGCCTGCGCCATTCCTTTTTTGCTTCGGGCTCCAGCCACTTCGGACAGGGCGGTGCTTTTTTCACAGGCTTTGGTTCAGCCTCATTCAGCGGACGCTTGCCCGGATTGCCTTCCAGCTCTTTGATCGCAGTGGGTTTTGGTTTTCTGCCTCTCTGAGCCATCCGCATCACTCCTTCCTGTAAAAATGTGCATAAAGAAAAGAGCCTGCATTTGCAAGCCCTTTCTATGTATGTTTGCTGCCTTTAGTTGTACTCATGCATCAGGATCGCCAGCGCCATTTCTGCGGCTTCGTTCTGGGGCGGAACATCTTCGCCCCGGTCGTAGTTGTAAATGACCTTGCCCTCGACCTTCAGTGTCAGTTTGCTGATCCTGCCGCCCTCGATTCCGTACTGGCTGCCCTCGTCGTAGGCTTTCACCCAGTAGTGAACCACCGTGTACTTTCCGTTGTCATTCGGGACTCCGATCGTACCTTCATGCCACATAATGTTTTCCTCCGTATTTTCGTAGTTTTCGGCTCGGTTTCCCGTTCCGTTGTACACATATTAACTCTAAACATTGAATATATCAAGTGTGAGTAATAACAATGATCTCTGCGGTAGTTTCCGCTTGTTTGTGTACTTTACGCCCGCCCACAGGAGACGTGTAAACGTACTGTTTGGGGCTTGTATTTTCAGTCGAATAATGATATACTGTTAATGTGAGGTTATCATCTCACATATATGAGATGGTAGGCTCGTATCCCCCACAGTTATTGGGGGTAAAACTAAAGTTTTCTATTAATCTGAGATGATTTTGCTCACATTTGAGTTGGTGGTATTAATTATGGATAATATGTATTGGCCGGTATATAAAAATATCGAAAGAGAGTTTTTAAAAATTGCTGAATATATTAATATTTGTGACGAGCAGTTGAAAGTATATTCGTTTCATATTGCTGATTTAATTATTAGATGCGCAATTGAAATAGAGGCTATTTCAAAAGAATTATATAAAAGATTGGGCGGAAATATGAACCCAGTAGATGAGAATGGAAAAACAAGAGACTTATATTTTGATACGGATTGTTTAGGACTCTTAGAAGAAAAATGGGGCATCAGTAAAAAGAAGGTAAAAGTCTCTGCATTAGAAGTGTTTTTGACTAGAGAAGAAAATATAATTCTTACTCCTTTGAAAAAATCGAATAAGAGGGGATCAAGTGGCTCACAATGGAAAAAGGCGTATCAAGCATTAAAGCATGACAGGCGAAATTCACTAAAATGCGCAACTATTGAAAATTTAATTTCTTCAATGGCTGCCTTATTTATTCTTAATTTGTATTATAAAGATGAGACATCTGATCTTGGAAGATTATATATGAATGATAGAACATTTGATAGTAGAGCCGGCTCAGACATCTTTAATGCATATGTAGTATCTGCAACGACTTTAAGAATGGAACTAGAAATGGATGATTTAAATATAATAAATATAGATGAAGAAAAGAGGAAAGAATCCATTTTTATTATAAAATACACTGACAGCACATACCGTGAAATGCATAGAGCTTTTTGCTTAGATTATTATGAGACCAAAAGTAACTTTGACAAATCAGAAGTTATACAAAAATATGTGGCAGAACATCCTGAATCCAAGGAGAAGTCTATGAACGAGATTTGCATTGAAGCTGGAGGACATGAATTATTATGCAATATTTTTGTTAATAGGCATTCTTTAAATTCAAAAAACTATAGGACAGAAGTTATCGTTAATAAAAATGAGGATATATATCAAAAATTAAAATACATAGATTAATATTTATCAATACGGATGGTTGAAGAATAATCATTATATAAATGATAGGAGCAACAATTTCGCAATCCATTTAATAATTGACATTAGCAACGCAATGCAGAAAATTGGAGGAGCGTAGGAATACTACTCACTAAGCAAGACTTTATTACTATCACAGAATACATAACGAGGCAGAGGCCCCTTTCGGGGGTTCTGCCTTTTGGCTTATCTGCCGGTCATCCATTCCCATTCGCTTTCGCAGGCGTCTGCGTACTCTGCCTCGAAAAGTGCATCGTCGTCGATCCATTCGGTTTCGTAGTCAATATCCTCGATGCCCTCAAAGGTCGTGCCGTTTGCGGCGGCATCTTCCTGCACAAGGCTGTCGGCGTTCTCCTCAACCCAAGCACTGAAGTCTTCTGCGTCGAGGTCGTCCTCGTTCTCGACCTCCAGTTCGTAGCCTTTATCCTCGGTGTCGTACCAAAGGATCGTGGCGCTTCTGATCGCCTCGCGTGCGTTCCAGTCGTCTCTGCCTGCCATTGCTCTTGCCTTTGCCATTCCGTAGCTGATCATTGTTTTTTCCTCCGCTTTTCGTTGTTTTGGTGGGCTTTGCCCTTCCGTTGTGTACATATTAACTCTGAATGCGAATAATAGCAAGCCGCTAAATGTACAGAAGATACGTGAAAAATGTTCGGCAGGTGTTGTGTATTATATGCCGCCTATATGAGGTTCGGCAGCCCCTCCGCAGAAGGGCTGCCCGCTGGTTTACTTGCTCTTGCGTCCCGCCTCGTAAGCCGCCGTGAGCGCCTCCTTGATCTCCCAGACGGCGACCTCGAAGAAGTCATCGTCGTCCTTCATGCGGGTTTCGAGGTCACCCCGCTGTTCCACGCTTATGATGTGGGAGAAGGCGATGCCGGTGATGACCTTATCCACCCCGGTCAGGCTGTCGAGGTGCGCCATTCGCAGTTCCGCCTTTGCCTTGCCGAGGGCTGTCTGGAGGTTGATCAGGCAGGTCTCCTTCGGGATGCCGTAGATCTCCGCGCAATCCTCATCGGTCATCTGCTCGGTGGCAGTGATGCCGTTCTCCAGCATCTTGATCTTCTCCTCGATTCTCTGCTTCTTGGTCATGTTTATGTCCTCCGTGTTTTTATTCCGGTGGGCTTTCCGCCCTTCCGTTGTACCCATATTAACTCTGAAAGCACATTATATCAAGCCACTAAAACTACAGAAGATACGTGGGAAATGTGTGGCGGGTGTTGTGTATATTACTTCGTAGTAGTCAAATAGTTGGTTTGATAAATCACAGTTCACTTGACAGACCTTTCCCAATTTGATATAATGTAAGCAAATTATTGAGCAACTTGGAGGTCAACATGGATGAGAAAAAACTAAACCCATTTGAGATATTGAAACAGTATTCATCATATGGTCATAATAGTGGTGAACGTTATCAGGCCCATGTTTTGGGCACAACATGTGACAAGAATAATTATAACGCGATTCTCTTTGTTTGTTTACAGATTGATGTCAATCGAAATTATGCAGAAATCATCATAGAGGGAGATGCACAGTATTTCAATTACAGTTTTAAATCCTCTTATTCAACCGACAATAGTGCATTCAAATTGATAAACAGAACACTTATCATTAAAGGAACAGATAAATTCGGCAACAACATAACACTTGAAATAACTGAAAAATGAGTGCGGAACGGAGGTATGTGTCTTGGTACACTAACCTCCGTTTTTTACTATCAGTCCTATTATCCTATCTGCAGTTCAATATCAATCGTCGAGAGGAATCGGCATCAGGATGTTGCCGACCAGTACGAAATCGTATGCCTGCCGGAAGAACTCCGTGTATTTCTCGGTCAGCTCCTGCGGCAGGTCGGTGAAGTCATCCTCGCCCAAACCGCAAAGGAAGAACGTACCCTTGATGACACCGTAGCCTTTGATTGGGCGGTTCCATTCCTGCTCCGGATGGTAGAGGGCTTCCTCCTCGCACACCAGTGCGACCGGATCATCGAAGGGGTAAATCGCCTGAATGTATCCGCCGACCGTCTGCTGCAGGCTGTCAAGCTCTCCGCTGATCTCCTTTGCGTAGGGGCGCTTTCCCGGTTCAACAACTAAAATGTTCATGTGAATGCTCCTTTGTGTTTATTCCGCTTCTCTTGCGGTAGTGACATATTAACTCTGAACCGAGGATATATCAAGCATTATCGGCAAAATAAATGTGACAAACATCGCGGCGGAAATGCCGCTGAATTGTACATCGCACAAGAGCCGTACACGTGCGCTGTGTGGGGCTGGTTACCGAAAGGGATACCGTTTGGAGGATATCCGTCCCGCGCCACACGTTGCAACGTGGCGGCTCTGTGCGCCTTATTCTTCGCCTTCGTACTTCTCGTGGATGATGCCGAGAATCTTGTCCTGTTCCTCACGTCCGACGCCGATGCTTTCAAGTGCCTCACGCGTTCCGCAGTCGGGGCAGATCGGGCTGTTATCCACGCGGGAAAGGGCTGGTCGGGCGGTATACGCCTGCCCGCATTTCGGGCAGATGCGCGGCTCGTTGTTGCGGTCTTTCATCGCTGTACCTCCTTTGCGCTGATTTCGTAGGCGGCATCGAGGAACTTGGTATCGAAGCCGAAGTTCCGGTAGCCTTCCTCGCAGGTGCGGATGTAGGCAAGCGACGGAATGCCGAGGCTGCGTTCCTCATGCATGATGTATACGAAGGCGGTCAGCTTCTTGGTCTTGCCACTTGCCAGCTTCACCGGCAGGCGGACTTCCTTCTTGTAGTAGAAGGTCGGGCAGCCCTCGTAGGCATCCAGCCGTTTCTCGTCGGCTGCGGTGACCTCCCAGACCGCAATCGGAACGATGCCGTTCTTCTTCGGTTCAATGGTCAGGTACGCGCCTGTCTTGCTGCCCTTGTAAAGCAGCTCGTAATCGGGAATCACCGTGATCCCGATGGGCTTTGCGCCGGGGCAGCGGTACCGCATCTGGCGGATGTTCAGGTTCGAGCCGTAGGCAAGGTAGTACTTCTTTTCCATGTCAATCGTCCTTTCCGAAGGAAGTCTCCTTCTACCACCCTGAGCCGCCCGTAGGCGGCAGGTGGGGAAAGGCGGCAGTTACTTTTCCGCCTTGCCCAGTTCGTATGCCTTGCGGAGCATCTCTCGGATGCCCCAGACGCTCACCTCCGGGAAGTCATCGGTGTCGTTCCAGCGGGTGTCCAGCCCGCCGCGCTGTTCCAGTGCGTAGTCCGCTTTCATTGCGATCTGCTCCAGCTTCTTGTCGGTTTCCGTTCCCCATTCGATGTTGCTCATTGCTCGTTCCTCCGTGTTTGTTTTTCCGGTCGTTTTCCGTTCCGGTAGTCACATATTAACTCTTTTCGGGGAGAATAGCAAGCCGCTAAATGTACAAAACATCACGGGGGAAAATGTGCCATTCTTTGTGTAGTATATGCCTTGCCGTTGTTTGCGCCGTGCGCGCCCGTGTGCGGGCTTTTTCCGAAAGGGGCAGTTACTTGGAGGATACCCGTCCCGCCCCACACGGGGCGCTGTGGGCGACTGTTTCGCCGCCCTTGCCCGTGGCGGCAGACCGGTTAAGGTCTGCCGAATCGGAAGGCGTTGTCGCCGGTAAGGTTCTGCGTCAGGGTTTCTCTTGCGGTGGCGAACTCGTCGCCAATGAAGCCCATTCTCATCAGCCAAGTCCGCATCGCGAACTTTTTGTTTTCTTTCTGCTGTTCCTTCGGGCTTGCGCTGCGCAGGTCTTTTGCCATCTGGCTCATTGCGAGGCAAAGCTGAATGTAGCTCTTGAGCTTGCCTGCGTGAAGCCCGTTCTGCTTGCCGCCTGCGGGCTTGTCGAACTGGAAAAGGCGGAATTCAATCGTGCCCTTTGTGAAGGTGGCGTGGAGGTTCAGCATATGGTAGCGGCTGTCGTTGTAGTGGTGGGTTCTGCCGTAGTCGCATCCCTGTGCGCCGTACCAGATGTCTGCAAGCTGCGCCATCGTGGTGGGCTTCTTTTTGTTGAGCTGCTGCAGGAAATTCGGGTTTACCGTTCTGCAGTAGCGGTTCATTCGGCTGCTGTCAACCTTGATTGCTTCGGCGATCAGCGTTTCGTGGCTTGCCATCAGGTTTGCGAGGTTTCTCAGGCTCTGCGGTGTGTGTCCCGCTGCGCCGATGTGAATGTGAACTCCGCAGCCCCTTGTGTAGTCGCTCTTTGCGCCCGCCTTGCGAAGGCGTCTGATCAGCTCCTGCAGGGTTTCGATGTCCGCGTAGTGCAGGATCGGTGTGACCAGTTCGCACTTTTCGCTGTCCGGTCCGCTGATGCTGCAGTCGCGCTGGAATTTCCACTCGCGTCCCTGCGCGTCCCAAGCGCTGTAGGTTTCGTAGCCGTTGCGGTGTGCGGTGTACTCGCTGCGGTTTGTTCCGAAGAACTCGGCGGCGAGCTTTGCGGCAGCCTTGCGGGTGATGTTGTTCATCTCAACCTCAACCCCGATCGTCTGCTCCTTCATTCTGTTGATCTGTGCCTGTGTCTTTGCGTTCATGGTGGTATCCTCCTGTTTGGTTTTTGGTGTGTTTTCCCTTTCGGTAGTCACATATTAACTCTAAACCGAGGATATATCAAGCCGCTAAAACCACAGAAATACGAGGAAAATACAGCCTTGATGATTGTGTATTTTACATTCTTGACACACTTGATTTTCTATGGTAATATTGGGTACGATGGAATAGGTTCTCACATTTTCCGGCGCCCCCGGAGGCTGTAAAATCAGCCGCCGGAGATGACCTCGAACTCGTCTGCGCCTTCGATCAGCGCAAGGCTTCTGCCGTTGTCCCACTTCATATGAATGTTGCCTGCATCGTCGATGATCGCAACCGTTCCGGTTGTTCCGGGCGGCACGGGCGCGATGTCGTCCGCCATGCGAATCAGTCGGATGCGTGTACCTACGGGATAACGCTCGCGCAGCGCCTGAAGCTGTCTTTCATTCGGAAATTGCATCGTTTTCTTCCTCCTCGCTATTCTGAGCATCACGCTTTGCCTTCTGCTTCGCTTCCCAGCGCTCACGCTCCGCTTCATTGCGGAATGCGGTATGCCCGGAAAGGTTCTCCATCAGGCGCTTGCGGTCTGCCTTGCAGTCTTTTCCGTTCAGCCCAAGGCGGATCAGCCAGACGCGGAGCGAATACTTCTCGTTGCTGTCATCGACATCCTTTGCCTGAACACGCTTCTGGGTAATTGCCATCTTGTTCATAGCTGCGGCAAGCTTCATGAAAGTCTGCACATGCTCAGCATCCTGTGCCTGACCGAAGCCGTCGAAGGTGAGCTTGTCATCATCGAAGGATATTCCCATCAGCGGAGTACTCATCTCACCCCATTCCCTAACATATGAAATCAATTCATTCACACTCCGGAATACCTTCTCATCAAGGATCGAATCCACCAGTTCCTTGTCTGCAAAAAATGTACCGCCGGTTGCTTTGGAGATCAGAGGTCCGCGGGAGTGGATCATACAGATCAGATTTGTGAGGGACTGTACTGTATGCGCATTCAGGGAAAAAGAGATTCTTGTGCAAAGATACTCATCTGATTCAGATTCCGCATTTTTGTAAACTGAATCCCGGCTTTCATCCATATCGCTTTCCGGAATGATCTCAGGCTCCGATTCTGACACTTCTGCAGGCGATTCTTCGATGAAGGGCGGCTCATCTTCAAGCTGTTCATCATCACCCCATTCTTCTGTGGTTTCAGCCGCAAGACTGATTTCCGGAGGTGTCTCCACATGTGTATCGTCTTCGCTGATCAGCGCACCGATCATACCTTCTTTTGTAAGAATGCCGATAATCAGTTCATCTGCATCATTCGTTGTTGTCAGTTCGCCGTCTTTCTCAACCGTGAATTCCCCGACTTCAAAAGCGCATCTCGGTACAAAGGTATATCTCGCTTTCTTCCTCGTAAGCTCTTCCAGTCTCTTTACCAGTTCTTTGCGGTTTGGAATCTTCTGTGCATAAGTTTTCATATGTGTACGCTCCTTTTTCATTATTGCCGTCCAACCGTCCTATACGGTCTTCCCCGGCGGTAGTCACATATTAAGCTATTTTGCTGATAATATCAAGACTGTAAATCGGAGAATGTAAGGGGCTATATTGCCCATGTGATTGTGCATAGTACAGAATCTGAAATGCCGAACAGCTTACTTAGTATCAGTTCGTTCACAATTTGCTGCAGCGGCGGTACAGATATCAGTCATCGGCTTCAGAATCATTTTCATCAGTAGGCATCTCTGCAACAGCTTCCTCGTATGACAGCTTCTGCCCATCACGGAGTACATATGCGACCTCGGCGGTCTGCTTCTCCCGACACCATGCGAGGTATCGCTTCACGATGACGTCCACGAATTTTGGGTCAAGCTCGATTCCACGGCAGACACGGTCTGTCTCACAGCAGGCGATCAGCGTTGAGCCAGAGCCGAGGAACGGGTCGAGAACGATACCGTTTGTCATGGTGCTGTTCTTGATCGGATATGCCATCAGCGGGATGGGCTTTGTGGTCGGATGGTCGGGGCTGCTTTTCGGCTTGTCATATTCCCAGACAGTTGTCTGCTTGCGGTCGGCGTACCACTGATGCTTGCCCTTCTGCTTCCAGCCGAACAGACACGGCTCGTGGATCCACTGATACGGACTGCGTCCAAGCACCAACGAATTCTTCTTCCAGATACAGCAGCCGGAAAGCTGGAATCCTGCATCCTTGAATGCCTTTCTGAAATTCAGCCCCTCGGTGTCGGCATGCCATACATAGATGCTGCCGTCATCTGCAAGGCTGTCATACATACACTTATAGGCAGAGAGCAGAAAGTTATAGAAATCGCTGTCGCTCATGTTGTCGTTCATGATCTTGCCGGCGGTCTCCTCAACGTCCACATTGTAAGGTGGATCCGTCAGGACGAGGTTTGCTTTCTGTCCTTCCATAAGCTTTGTGTATGTCTCCGCGACTGTGCTGTCGCCGCAGATCACACGATGCCTGCCGAGTATCCAGATATCTCCCGGCTTGGAGAAGGTCGGTTTCTGAAGTTCCTCTTCCACATCGAAGCTGTCCTCTTTGACCTGCTTATCGTGTACCTGATTGAAAAGCTGCTCGATCTCCGGCGGGTCAAAGCCGGTCTTACCGAGGTCGAAATCGCTGCTCTGAATATCCTCCAGAAGTTCAGCGAGAAGGTTCTCGTCCCACGCGCCTGTGATCTTGTTAAGTGCAATGTTCAGCGCCTTCTCACGGACCTTGTCGATGTCCACCACAGCACACGGTACTTCCGTATAACCGAGCGCCGTCGCTACGGTCAGTCTTTGGTGTCCGCCGATGATCGTCATGTCGGCATTGACAACAAGTGGGTCGGCAAAGCCGAATTCCTCTATGCTGTTTTTTATTTTCTCATATTCTTTATCTCCGGGCTTCAGCTTTTTACGCGGGTTGTATTCCGCAGGCTTCAGCTCCGAAACAGGAATCATACGCAGTTCTGCTGTTTTCATCTCATTCCTCCCGTATATACATCTGCCGCAGCTCTGCGGCTCTTTTGGTGTTCGCATCTTTCAGCACCGTGACATCACGGAGCGTTTCTTCACTCAGAGGCTTGCCCTTCAGCTTTTCGGCAAGTGACCGGTACTTGCGGATACTCCGGCGGAGTGCTGCATCGGTCACAGACACGATATACGCTTTGCCGCAATAGTCACAATTGAAGAAGCTGTATTCGATCTCTCCCTCACGCTGCGTTTTCGGCTCCGGCACAAAGGCACAGCCGCAGGCATCGCAGCGGACATTCTGTTTTGTCATATCGGTCTGCCTCCTTTGAGTCTGAGTATCCGCTGATTGCGGCTGCCGCGGAACTGAAGCGAGATATCCTTCTGTTCCAGCAGGAACGGCCCGTCCACAAGCACATCAACATAACGGAGAATTTCATTGTTCCGAAGTATCTCGTAAGTGTATCCGGAGAACAGCCAGGTGTCCGAATTCGGACACTCCATCTTTACCCGTTTCAGAAACGGTATAAGCACACGCTCGTTTTCTTCCTCGCATGGTTCACCGCCGAGAACAGAAAGTCCCTGTATCCAAGAAGGACGCAGGGATTCGATGATCTCATCTTCAGTTTCCTTTGTGAAGGGCTTCCCGTACCCGAAATCCCATGCCTCTGGATTATGACAGCCTTTGCAGTGATTCCGGCACCCGGATACAAACAGTGACACACGCACACCGTAACCGTTGGCAATGTCGTTTTTATTCAGACCGCAGTAATTCACAGGTGCATCACCCGATCCTTGATCTCAGCGGTGCGCCCCTGATTCCAGAACTGCGTTCCAAGGTAACCGCAGGTGCGGCGGCATACATTCAGTGTCCGCTGATCGCGGTTGCCGCAGTTCGGGCATTCCCAGATCAGCTTGCCGTCCTCCTCGGTGATCTGTATCTCGCCGTCATACCTGCAGACCTGACAGTAATCAGATTTCGTGTTCAGCTCAGCATACAGGATGGTTTCGTAGATATGCCGCATCAGCGCCAGTACCGCTGGGATGTTGTTCTGCAGATTCGGTACTTCCACATAGGAGATTGCACCGCCGGGAGAAAGCGCCTGAAACTCCGCTTCAAAGGTCAGCTTTGAAAACGCATCGATCGGCTCGGTGACATGAACGTGATAGCTGTTTGTGATATAGCTTTTATCCGTCACATGAGGAATGATGCCGTGCCGCCTTTGCAGACATTGTGCAAATTTGTATGTGACGCTCTCCATCGGTGTGCCGTACAGCGAGAAGCTGATATTAGTCTCGGCTCTCCATTTGCTGCACTTGTCATTGAGAAATCTCATGACCGCAAGAGCGAAGGTCTTACCGTCCGGCTCTGTATGTGAACAGCCTGTCATGCGGTATGTCATCTCTGCGATGCCTGCATAGCCGAGGGAGATGGTGCTGTAATTGTTGTACAGCAGATCATCAATGATCTCGCCGTCCTTCAGTCTTGCCAGCGCACCGTTCTGCCAGAGGATCGGTGCAACATCGGACGGCGTTCCTTTGAGCCGTTCGTGCCTGCACATGAGAGCCTTACGGCACAGTTCGCAGCGTTCATTCAGAAGCTGCCAGAACTTATTCTCGTCACCGCCTGCGCTGCAAGCGATATCCACAAGGTTGATGGTTACAACACCCTGATTAAAACGCCCGTAATACTTGTGATCGTCCGAAGGCGTGAGAAAACTTCGGCAGCCCATGCAGGCATACACATCACCCTTCAGCTGTTTCATCACCTTGGCGGAGATGTAGTCGGGAACCATGCGCTTTGCCGTACACTTGGCGGCAAGCTCAGTCAGGTAGTAATATTTTGTTCCGGGTTGGATATTGTCTTCATCGAGAACATAGATCAGTTTCGGGAATGCTGGTGTGATCCAGACACCCTTTTCGTTTTTCACACCTTCGATACGCTGAAGCAGCGTTTCTTCGATGGTGAGCGCTAGGTCATCTCTGGTCTGTCCCTCCGGCACCTCGTCCAGATACATGAACACCGTTACGAACGGCGTCTGTCCGTTGGTGGTGAGCAGCGTATTGATCTGGTACTGAATGGTCTGCACGCCGCGCTTGACTTCCCGGCGTACTCGCTTCTCAACGATGTGGCTGATCTCATCCTCAGACAGTTTGCAGCCGCAGTCGCAGTTCACATCCTCGAATACTTCAGCTCGTATCTTCTGCCTGCTGACATCCACGAAAGGCGCAAGATGCGCCAGTGATACAGTCTGACCGCCGTACTGATTCGATGCGACCTGCGCAATGATCTGCGTTGCGATATTGCAGGCGGTCGAAAAGCTGTGCGGCTTCTCGATCATTGTACCGGAAACCACTGTGCCGTTCTGCAGCATATCCGCCAGATTGACCAGACAGCAGTTGTGCATCGGCTCAGCGATATAGTCCAGGTCGTGAACATGGATGATACCCTCATCATGAGCGGCGATCACATCTGCCGGGAACAGGAAGCGCCGACAGATGTCTCTGCTGACTTCGCCTGCCATATAGTCCCGTAGCGTGCTGTTGATGATCGGGTTCTTATTGGCGTTCTCCTGTTTTGCCTCCTCGTTGTTGCGTTCGAGCAGGCTCAGGATCTTGCCGTCTGTGGTGTTCATCCTGCGCTGCTGTTCATGCAGCAGTCTGTATTCGCTATAGTGCCGTGCAAGTTTGTACGCTTCGGCCTTGTCCAGTTCATCGAGAACCATGTCCTGGACTTCTTCGACATGGACAGGTCTTGCAAGGGCGCTGCAGCGTTTTTCTACATTACTGACAATGAATCCGATCACGGTATCGCTGATCTTGCCATCGACCTCTGCGTTTGCAGCTGTGATCGCGGCACGGATCTTTTCGCAGTCGTAGGGAACCTCACACCCGTTTCTTTTTATAATTTTCATATCGCATCCACCTCATTCTCCATATCAGCTTCTGATTCAGCCAGCAGATCATCGCAGGTTTTGTTCAGGTTTTTTCTGCACTGTGCGTTCAGTATTTCATACACAGCAGATCTTTCGTCATCGGTAAGCTCTATTGCATACATATCCTCATTGTCATCTGAATCTGAATTCCTGACGATGAAGTTTATACAGTTATCCACACAGCCTTGCTGATTGTTACCGAGAAATTTACTGATACCGATATAAAAATCATACCAGCCGTCATGATCCACTTCACCGTTTCGTCCGTCAATCGGATACATAGGAAGATATCCTTTTTCAAGACGAATACGATCAGCCATCTCAACAAGTGTTTTTGTTGCTGTGAGCATGAACTCTACGGTCGGAAAACGGTATGGGTAAGTATCATTGATCTGATCACTACTGTATACAATCTCAGCTTCGGGATCTATAAGTATTGCGTTATGAATAAAGTTTTCTGTCAGTGTCACTTATCTGTCCTCCTCTGTGCCGGACACTCTCCGGCGTATGGACAATTCATGCAGTTTCTGATACTGCACCTTCCTGTACGAGAAAACATTATACGAATCAGTGCTGCATTGCTTACGGCTAGAAATGCCAGAAGCACCCAGTTCAGAATAGCAAGCATCATGTTCACTTCCTCCTTATCATTTTTAATTACACTTATCACGAAAAGCTCTGGTCCTGCACCGACCTGAGCAGTATTTTTTTGACCGCCCGGTTTTCGGCTGTCTCAGTTTTTCACCGCACACCGGGCAGCGGTTGTTCTGCTTGCACCAGATAGAATAATTTGCTTTTACCAGTGTTCCGTCTCCTGCCAGACCGTTCATTCTGCAGTATAAATGGACCTGATCAACATTGAGTCCCAGACTGTTTGCGATTGCCTTATATCCAATGCCATCCATACGCATGGACCTGATCTGTCTCTTCTGAGCATCAGTCATATCTTCACCGCCTTCAAATGTACCATTTTTGTAAGTTTGGGGTATCCACACGGGCTCCGCCAGGAAATGAATCAGAATGCGTTTCACCATTAAAAAGCACTGTTTTATATCAATTTTTGTCGTAAAATCGCTGTTTTAGAATGCAATTTGTAACGAAACTCAGTAATAAGATTATCAAAATCACTTCTCCGCAACGGCATATCAAAATGCGCGATAAATCAATGTTTCCTGACTCATGAAACGATTCTGCAAGGCAGTCAGAATAATCTGGAAATAGTTCTTTGGATACCCACCCCTTGCAATTTCGCGGTTTTTCACACGAGAGGGGCCGACGGTCTTGTGCTGCCCTCATTTTAGAGATTTCGACCCGCCCCCGGAGGGGCGCCCCAGCCCCAGGCCCCGCCCCATAGGTACACCCCTGAGCCACAGTCAATACTTGTACTCAGGGGTGTGATCCTCGTTTCGGGTCTTGATGCTGTGGTGACGATGGCAGAGGCTCTGCCAGTTGCTCTGATCCCAGAAGAGAACACTGTCTCCTCGGTGCGGCTTGATGTGATCGACATCGGTCGACTTGACGTAGCGGCCTTGCTTCAGGCACTCCACACACAGCGGATGTGTTTCAAGGTAACGCTTGCGTGCTTTGTTCCATGCAGTGCCGTAGCCTCGACTGCCTGCTGACCGTGTCTCCTCCGGGTGGAGGGAACGGTGCTTGTCACAGTACTTCGTACCGTAGGGAACGAGTGCCGCACAGCCGGGATGCCGGCATGGTGTGTTCGGTCTGCTTGGCATTGTCTCTGTCTCCTCTCTGTCTTTGTGTTTGGTAAGGGGCGGTCAGCCCCGCAAATGGTGTGTTGGTCGGTCTGAGCAACGTCCCTCATATACTGTCGTGGGAATGCCGAAATTTTCGGTATCATATTCAAAAAAATTCAGTTTTTTTAAATTTCCCACGGAAGCCCCGATTTTCCGAAGTGTCCGTATGCAGAAACCTTGTTATAATCAACATCGAGTAGACCGAGACTCTCGATAATCCCTCTCGGTGTGAGGTCGTAGTTCTCACGGACATACTGGTTGATAAACTCCGCATCCTGATGCTCTGTTCCGAAGGTCTCCACATACACGGACACAGGTTCGGCCACACCAATGGCGTATGCGATCTGCACTTCTGCCTTGTCTGCATATCCAGCACTGACGATATCCCTTGCGATCTTGCGGGCGGCATACGCACCGCTGCGGTCAACTTTAGTCGGATCCTTGCCGGACATCGCACCGCCGCCAATGTGTCCGATTCCGCCGTAGGTATCGCAGGCGAGTTTGCGTCCGGTCACGCCGCAGTCTGCAAAAGAGCTGCCGAGAACGAATCTGCCGGTCGGATTGACCAGTTTCTCAAAGTCAGTATTCAGTCCGTACTCTGTCGCTGTTCTCACCATCAGCTTTTCAATGATCGGTCTGAAATCCTCAACATCCACATCGCGGATATGCTGTACCGAACAGAGGAAGGTCGTGATCCTGCCGCTGTCATAATCAAAGCTGACCTGCGCCTTGGCATCGGCTTTCAGCATGCGGCAGGGGTACGCTTTCAAAAGTTCCAGAAATCTGGTTGCGATCACATACGGGATCGGGAGCAGTTCCGGCGTTTCATTGGTCGCATAGCCGTACATCATGCCCTGATCTCCGGCACCGCCGGTATTCACACCGAGGGCGATATCGTTACTCTGATGATCGACCAGAATCGCAATGTCCAGATCATCGGAGGTGAAGTCCAGCTTATAGTCAAGTCCGGCATCGCTGTTCTCTGCACCGCCGTTGTTGATGCAGTCAAACACCTGCTGCACCAGAGCCTTGTAGTCCGGCTCATGGGTACTGGTCAGCTCACCTGCAATGACAAGGCATCGGTTCTTGAAAAGGCACTCGATCCCAACACGGCTGTCGCGGTCATGCTGAAGGCAGTCGGTCACAATTGCATCTGCGATCTGGTCACAGATCTTGTCGGGATGTCCTGCTGAAACTTGTTCACTTGTAATGATTCTCATATTATTTTTCCTCCTGATTTTTCTTTTCAAATACGCACAAGAGTGTGCAGAATACATCCGAGCTTTCCAGCACCGTAGTCTGTGTAAGCTCAAATTCCGGATTCTTATCCAGCTTTTCGTTGATCACATCTGCGATTGTCTTACCGTATTCCTTGTTGACGGTACCACGCAGAATTGCTGTTCTCTGCATAATATTTACCTCCATACCTTGACACCTGTTGCCCCTGCCACGTTTGTAGCACTCACATAGTTGGCATTTGCAACAGATGCCCACAGTTTTTTCTCGATATTACTTCATTTTCACTATCTCTGTAGCACTTGTAGCATTCCGTTCCATAACTTTTCCTATATTCTTCTTTATAGTAATATTTATATATTCACTTGCTACATTTGCTACATAAAATAGAATATATAAAGATATATATACTAGAAACAATAGAAAACTACAGAAGAAAGGCGCTTTTCAGCTTATGCGCCGGCCATAGGTCATCACTCCTCATCGTCCAGAGGTACGAGATCCATTCCCGGTTCTTCTCCGCTTACCCAGGTGACATCGTTCACAAGTGACAGCGGATTCATATTGCCGGTCGTTGTCTGCTTCCACGGTCTGCGCTTGACAACGAGATATTCCAGAGAGAGCCGCTTATAGAAATTCTGAGAACTCTCATACTTGCATCCGTTGTCGCTGCACCATGTCTTGTAGTGACTGTATACCGCCGAGGCCTTGATCTCCGAGCCTTTTTCCTTTTTCAGGCACTGACGCATAAACTGCGCGATGCGGTCGGACTCCACACGATACTCCTCGGTAGCAGCCTTCACTTCCTCCGGCTCGTCAAGCCCCTCTGCCTTGTACAGGCGATAACCCTCGATACACCAGTTCAGGATGCCGGAGAGGTTCTCCGGCTGCATCAGTGTAGTCTTCAGCGTCTTGTCCTGTTCGTGGTCCTCGAAATGTCGGGTAAACGGAATGATCTTCAGTCTGCCGGATTCAAACAGTGTGCGTTCAGTGACATTGGGCAGATGGTTGGTGTCGATGAAGATCTTCGCCTGCATATGGAATTCAAAATATCCCTCGTACAGAAAACGTGCTGTGATGCTGCCATTACCGGTGAGCTGCTTTGTCAGTGAGGCATTGATCGTCAGCTTTTGCTCCATTTCGGAAATGCCGACAAATCTTGCGCCGGCGAGACGTGCGACATCATCAGAGGAACCGTTGGACTGCCCGCGGAAATAGTTTGTGGCAAGCATATCCGGCTTGGCAGAACGGCCGTATTCTCCCATAACACGCAGGATCGTTTCGATGGTCGTGGTCTTGCCGTTTCTGGTCGTAGGGCCGAACATGATGAACAGACATTCCAGCGATGTATCGCCGGAGAGCGAGTAGCCGATTGCTTTCTGAAGATAGCGTGCAACATTCTTTCTGCCGACCATGACCTCATCCACAAACTGGATCCAGCGCGGGCAGACAGCATTCGGGTCGTAATTGATGTGGCTGATCTTCGTAATGAGGTCCTTTGGGTCATGCTCATGAAATTCCAGTGTCCGCAGATCGAGGGTGCCGTTCTCAAGGTTCAGTAGATAGACATTCGCATCAAAAGCGGACATCCTGATCGGATACACAGACTTTGCGTCCTCCACCATCGTCTTGCGGTTCTTTCGCATCTGGAGCTTCTGAACTCGCTTGATATATCTGTTGCGGGTGTCCTCGTCCCTGATCTGCAGTGCAAACGTATACAGCAGATCGGCGAGGTGCTTTGCAAGCTCGGCTACGGCGAGAGCATTTTCGTCCGGCTGCCAGACCTTGCCGTCATAGACATACCAGACATTGCGGTCGCCGTTGAACCGTGCGATGGGTTTGAAATAATCGGCGAAAGCGTTGCCGATGCCGATCTCGTCGCGCTGATAGCGCGGATTCGTATGCGGCTGCATTTCGTCAAGTTTGAGGGTGATGCGGGAGAGATCGGGACGGAAACCTGCGTGTTCCTCCACTTCTTCTTCGTCCAATGCTTCAAAGTCATCCTCCGCCGATGTGTCGAAGATCGGTGTATAGATCTCAGATGTCGATGCGATGGCATTACGGATGGTGATCTGACCGTAAGTTCTGTCACCGGTCATACGATCCCACTTGTCACGCATCAGACCCGATGAACGGAAGATACGGTCGATCTGCTCCTCCACATTGCCGCACCAGAAGCAGAGCATGGAAACAAACGCCATATCTGCATCAGATTGCGAATCATAGCCTTCCTCCCAGTGTCCCTCATAAAGCGCTTTGAACTTGTCACCGGAAGCAGAGGCAGATGCGTGCGCGATGACACCCTCGTCATCCAGATAGGATGCAGGCTCGATGGTCTTATTTGATACACGGGTGCTGCGCTTCATGAAGGTGTCGAGCAGATTGCGGAGCGTATCATCGTCACGCTCGACTGTGCCGGGGCGGAACATATCACCTGTGACCGTCACAAAGCGGTTGGTCGTTCCGGGCAGATAGACCTCCAGACCGTGCTTACGGTTGTTGATGTAGTACACTGTCTTATCGTAGGCGAAGTCGGGGCTGAGTTTGAAGAAGCCACGCAGTCCGGTTCCGGAGGGAGAGCGTTCAAAATATGCTGTGCTGAAGATACCGAGAATGGATGCTGCCACATCATTCAGGCTTCCGTCCTCACGGATACAGTGGTCAATATCAATGGCACCAATGCCCTCGCTGACACGATAACCGATACCGTCCCAGCCGCCGATGGCGTATGCCTTCATCGCGGTCTTGAAGTCGGTGAAGGTGTCCGGCTCGTTTGTTTTGGCCATCTGTCTTGTTCTCGGGTCATAAGGCACCTTGGTCGGTCTGCCGCTGCGTTTTTCCAGTTTCCAGACACAGAAGGATGCCGACTGCTTCAGTGCGTCCGGGATATTTACAAAATTTACAGGCATTCGGGATGTCTCCTTTCAAGGAAAAGCTGTGCAATGACAGCGGTTTCAATACGGTTCATCGCATCGGCATCCGAAATATGCCCTGCATAGCTGCGGAGCGCATGCTTGCTGACAGTCGTTAGCTGCTCCGCAAGGATCATGGACGGATCCAGATGCTGATGAAGATCGGAAATACTGTCGGGGAACAGATGCGTATGGCACGGCAGCTCCGGCTTTTTCAGATGCCGCGTCATGGGAACGATATTGACCGTGTCGGCGTGTGCGTTGCCCATATCATTCGAGAGAATGATCACAGGACGAATGCCGCCCTGCACGCTGGAATCCGGATGACTGCCAAGATCCGCAAACCAGATGTCACCGCGCTGCGGTTTGTGTTCAGTTGTGTGATGCTGCACCGGCGCAGTGATATATTTTCTCGGATCGAAGCCGAGCCCTCTGTGGTATTCTGTTTTCAGGCGTTTATTCTTACGCGCCATAGTTTTCACCTCCGTGGTCTGCGGCGTAACCGAATTGTCGCCGCTTTGCCGTCTTTCTGTCGTCAAATAGAGATAGATCATACTGCATGTATAAGGTTACAATCTTGCCTTGACTGCTGAAATCAGCTTCTCCTGCGTCACATCCTTTGAAGCAAGCGCTTTCAGGACATCATCATCTACAGTGTCTTTTGTTACGATGTGGTGGATGGTCACAGTGTTCTGCTGGCCCTGACGCCAGAGTCGGGCGTTGGTCTGCTGATACAGTTCCAGACTCCACGTCAGTCCAAACCAGATCAGGATGTGACCGCCGGACTGAATATTAAGTCCGTGTCCTGCCGATGCAGGGTGTATGAGAGCGACCGGAATGTTTCCTGCATTCCAGTCTGTGATATCGTCGGAATCCTTAATATCCCTCGGAGCATAGCCGCAGGCGGTCAGATGCTCTATAATTCGGGTGCGGTCATGCTTGAACCAGTAACCGATCAGCACAGGCTGTCCGTTTGCCGCTTCGATCAGGTCTTCCAGCATTTCCAGCTTTCTGCTATGAATGTTGCGTGCTTCCTTGTTTTCGTCATAGACAGCACCGTTTGCCATCTGAAGCAGCTTATTACTGAGACTCGCAGCGTTGGCGGCATCAATATCTCCGTCCTCAAGCGGGATGATAAGGTCATGCTTCAACTGATCGTAGAACTTTCGCTCCACTGTATTCATCTCGACCTCATGATTGACATACACGCATTCAGGCATATCCAGATAGTCCAGTGCTTTCATAGAAATGGTGATGTCGGAGATCTTCTGATATATCTGTTCCTCCGCACCGGGACGGGGTGTATATGAGAACACCACACCTGTGCTCGGATTCATGCTTCCGGGCTTGAAGTAGCTTTCGCGAAATCTGCCTATAAACCGACCGAGCCGTTCGCCGCCGTCAAGGATACCGATTTCTGCCCACAGATCCATGAGACCGTTGGATGTCGGCGTTCCTGTCAGTCCGACCCATCGTTTCACGAACGGACGTACCTTCCGCAGCCATTTGAATCGCTGTGACTGATAGTTCTTGAAGGAACTCAGCTCGTCAATGACGATCATATCAAAATCCCAGCGGAGACCGTTTTTCTCATAATACTCTACAAGCCATTTCACGTTCTCACGATTCACGATGTAGATGAAAGCATTATGATTGACCGCTGCGGTGCGATCCTTAACGCTGCCGACAATGACAGATATTTCAAGATTCTGCAAGTGATCCCACTTCTTTACCTCGGCGGGCCATGTGTCACGGGCGACTCTGAGGGGCGCGATCACAAGCACCTTGTTCACTTTCAGCTCGTCAAACATCAGAGCGTTGAGGGCTGTGAGCGTGATGATCGTCTTGCCGAGTCCCATGTCCAGAAATAATGCTGAAACAGGATGCTCCCGGATATATTCGATGCAGTATTTCTGGTAGTCGTGCGGTGTGTATTTCATCCGGTATCATCCTCCTCCAAATTATAGAATTCTGCCAGATCATCGGGGTCAATCGGTTCCAGTGTCTCTCCGAAATCATCCATCTCAGACGGAAGCGTTGTGATCTCCAGATCGGGTATTTTCGCACCAATGCCCTCCGGAAAGGGCTCGCCGGGTGTCCATGCAAGGATCGCATCAATGCACGGTTTGATCTGATACAGCTTGTCGATGCAGAGAACGGGAAAGCCCAGCTTCATCAGCTGATGCCGTCTTTTTCTCTGCAGCGGGCGCATCATTTTGCCCGGCGCTTTCAGCTCGACAAACACTGTCTTTGCAGGAAAGAACAGAACGAGTCTGTCCGGCAGCCCGTTCGCTGTCTGCGATGTCAGCTTATATGCCACACCGCCTGCAGACTTGACTGCCTTGACAAACTCATTCTCAACAACATATTCTCTCAATGTCTGCCGTCCTTCCAGTATTCGCACCAGCCGGACGGGAACGGCGTATGATGACAGTTTCCATAGAAACGGCAGTTCTCACAGCACTGGTCGTCTACATACAGTTCCTCGTCACTGTGGTCGTAATCGTCATAGCCGCCGCGGGTATAATTACAGATCTCCGGCACAGGATATCCGCGGCGTTTCCTGCGTGTCTTATATCCTTTTCTGTCTTTCCATGTTCTGCTCATGCGTTGATCTCCTTCCACTGTGTTTTCGGCATGGTCGCTACCTGCCAGCCGATGCCTTCCAGCGCAGTGGCTCTGTCGTAGGACTCTACATCCTGCGAAGCCCGCGTGATGGCATTGCTCAGGCCGTAGAGGGAGAGGTCGCCGCCCTTGATGAGATAATTCAGGATACTATCCTGTTCCGGCTGGTTGAGGTCATAAGCCTTGCCGGTCAGTTCGATGACATCCTGAACTCTGCCGGTGATCTTCGCACCGTGGCTCTGCTCCAATACACCGACGATCTGAGAAAACCTTGCTTCTTCGATTGCGGCAAGAGTTGTGTCACGGAGCTTCAGCATAAATGCGTGGTCTTCCGCTTCAAGCGTTTCATCTGTATAGATATTGAAGCTGTCTTCCAGAGCCTTTGCCGCTCTGCCCACATGGGTACGGCGTTCGCCCATACTGTTGACCACCATACCATTGGTGCAGGCAAGCGTATAAACAAGCGGCTGCACGGAAACTGCGCCGAGTCCGACTTCGGAATTGGAAATGATAACACCTGCCTGAACTCTGTCTCCGACACAAGCCATTTCAAGGCGATGATTGACGATCTTCAGATACAGCTTGTTCTCCGTGACTTCGCAGCTCATGACCTCCATGCCGTCCTGTCCTGCGAACAGCGGCAGTACCGCCGATGCAATCTCCAGATTGTCGATGCGGCGGTAACGGTCGGAAAGGAGCGCACGGGCGACCTGACCACTGCCGTAATCAAGGGTACGCACCATATAGCTGTTGCCATTATCGGAGAACCATGCGTTCACATTATCTGCCAGAAGCTCCGGCTTCTGTTTCTGCATCATGTCATAATATCTCGCTGGGATACCGAGTGCCGATGCCACCTGACGATGAAAAAGCTGTGTTGTGCCAAAGCTGTGATCGTCTCCGATGCGGAAGGTGCTGCCGTCCTCGTCCAGACTGAATGCCTCTGCCGCACCGATATAGTCCTGCTTTGCTGCATTCTGACGCTGAAGCTCTGTCAGAACCTCCGGTAATGCTCGTCCCTGTTTCATAGAAAAATCCTCCTAGTCTTTGAAATAATAATTGCCTGTATATCCGGCAGAGGACAGCGGAAGGCCGTCCGCCCATGCCGGATTCTGATTCATGATATCGCACACATCATCGACAGTGTATTGTCCTTTCGGCACTTCGAGAATGACCTCATCGTGTACATGTCCGACAATGCCGAGCCCTACAAGCTCCATCCGGCGCATTGCTTCTGCAAGCAGGTCACGGGCAGTCGCCTGTGTGATGTTCTCTGTCAGCTTGCCGGAATAGGTTTCACCGCGTCTCCATTTGTTGTTTGCGCCGAGTCCTTCAAAGGTCAGTGCCATGCGTCCGAAACGATTTGGCTGTAATTTCGGTTTGATGTAGGCAAGCCTGCGACCTGACGGCAGCACGATCCACAATGTATTTGCTGAGAACTGAAAACCGATCCTGCCAACGGTTTTGTCCGTATGGTCATTTACTGTTTCGATCGCCGCTTTTTCCACGGCATACCAGAATTTCACGATCTCCGGGTTTGCGTCACGCCAGCTTGAAATGATGTCTGGAAGTTCATCCTCTTTCAGTCCCATATCCAGTGCGCCCATTGAGATCAGCGCACCGCTGCCGCCTCCGTAACCACAGGCAAGCTCTGCAACTTTGCCTTTCTGCCGCAGTTCGCCGTTGATGCCGTGCTTCACAACCGGAACGCCAAACATTTGCGAGGCAGATGCACAGTAGATATCCTCGCCGCGGACAAAGGCATCCAGCCGCCATTGCTCTCCGGCAAGCCATGCAAGCACACGAGCCTCGATAGCAGAGAAGTCAGCCACGATAAACTCACAGCCATCTTTCGGAATGAGCATCGTGCGGATAAGCTGTGACAGGATATCCGGCGTATTGCCGTACAGCGCTTCGATCATATCAAAACAGCCCATTTTGACCAGTTCTCTTGCTTCATCGAGCGTCGAGATGTGGTTCTGCGGAAGATTCTGCAATTGAATCCCGCGTCCTGCCCAGCGCTGTGTACGGTTCGCGCCGGAGAACTGAAACAGTCCGTGCGCTCTGCCGTCCTGACAGATGTATCTCTCTGCCGCCTGATACTTCTTCACAGAGGACTTTGCCATCTGCAATCGCAGCTTCATCATATCCAGAGCTTCACCGTCTGCGCTGTGCTTGTCGAGGTCTGTGATAAGAGAAGCGACATTCTTTTTGCCGAGGGAATCCACCTCAATGCCGCGCTCCTCAAGCCAGCCCTTCAGCTGAGATACGGAGTTGGGATTTTCAAGTCCTGTCAGGGCGTAGGCGCGTTTTGTCATTTCTTCGGACATTGCCATATTGCAGATGATCGCCTGCTGTACCAGTTCCTTATCGATCAGGATGCCGCGGTCATTGATGCGCTGATCCATATGGTAGTAGTCCCATTCCTGCGGGAGCAGGGGGAACTTTTCAAGTCTCCGGCGAATATCCCGCTCGGTTTCCACGTCCTGTATGCAGTAGCTTTTGAACAGCTTCCAGTCATCGGGAGCATGCTCCGGCAGATTCCTTGTTCTGCCGCCGTTTGCTTTGGTGGGCTTACAGGGCAGAGAGAAATAACGGATCAGGCGCTCACCGACGGCGTCCTTCTGCTGTGCGGTCTTCAGAGCCTGTGCCGCAGTTGCCAACTTCAGCGGCAGGGACAGCGATGCCGCCCACACCATCGTGCATTGCCAACTGTCCGGGGAAAGCTGTGTGCCGAGATATTTTGAAAGACAGGTACGCTCAAACTGTGCGTTCCATGCCGATTTGATAATACTGTCATCCTGCAGTGCATCCATAACATCCGTAGGGAGCTGCTCGCCGCAGGCCATATCCACGCATTGTGTTTCTTCATCGTCAAATGCATATGCGAACAGCAGGATATGGAAATCACCCTCAACATAGCGGTACACACCGCAGTTCGGGAGGTCAACATTCGAATAGGTCTCTAAGTCGATGGAAAGTACACGTCTGCTCAATAATGATCACCACCTTGTGTATGTAAAAGGGAGGACACGCCTCCCTTGTCTCAGTTCAGAAAATCCATATCATCATCGTCAAGCTCGTCGGCATCATCGCCCTCGACCTCCACAAAATCGGATGCCGCAGTCGGTCTGCCGGCAAGGCGCTCACCGTGACGGACAAGCTGAATGTTCTGGAGTCCTGCTGCAATGCCCTTGTTACCGGATGCTGCAAAACCGTAGAAGTTGACGCTGACATTGCAGTAATCGCCGCTGCCGCATTCCATCGGGTCGAGAATCGGCTGCACATGGCGGTCAACGATCTGCGGTGCGTCCTTACTGGTCGCATTGAAGAAGAAATGACCTGCGTAGTTCTCGTCATCGGGGCGGTCAATATCGCCGTCATGCATGGGCAGTTTGAGATTTGCGGGGATCTTGCCGCTCCACTTCTTCTCCTTGGCAGCTTCCTTCGCAGCCTCGATCGCTTTCTTGATCTTGGCGAGGGTAGCCTTGTCATCCTTGGGGATCAGCAAAGAGACGGAATACTTTTCATCGCTGCCGTTGATGCTCTTGGGCTCCCAGATGTTTGCAAAAGAGATGCGGCAGGGCACGATGACCTTCGTTGCGGGTGCTGTATTGTTGTTTGCCATTGTTTTTTCCTCCTGAAATGTAGTTTTTATTCCTCGTCAGGCAGTACCGAAAACTCCTGATCCGGGGCTGATGTGAGATCGACAGGCTCTCTCGGGTCGCTTTCCGGTACGAGAGCCAGCTTTCCGGGCGGCTTGGCGACATATGCACCGAGCAGCTCATTGAACTTTTTCTTGCCCATCATCTTTTCAAATTCCGTCAGCGTGATGAGCGTCTGCTTGTAAAGATCGGTGTAGCCGTTCTGCACAGCAGTATCGACCACCGCCTTGGTGTCAGTGAAAATACGTTTACTTCTGCCTTCGACCACCTTATAGCCGGGAATGGGTACGCCGTGGTTGATCGCTTCAGAGGAGACGAATGCGAACACAGCCTCTATCCACGAGGATATCCTGTTCAGCGTCGGCAGTATCTCCGCCAGTTCGGATATCGGGATCAGTCCCGGCTGCTTGAATACGGCGGTATTGGTATCCGCTTCATAAGGGGCGGTCATATCGCTTTCCTCTGTGGTATCATCAAATGCGCCTGCATCAAGGTCGAGGAAATCCTCACGGCAGAGCGCCAGTGCTTCATCGGCACACGCCTTGCAGACCGGCTTTGCACGGCAGAAGCGGCACCAGTCGCCGGGATGCTGTTCACCCTTGCCCTCGAAAGCAAGCAGAGCGGTCGGTTTGATGCTCTCGCCCCAGTCCTCAAGCTCCTGCCTGCTGCATTCAAAGGTGCTGATATTGTCAAGGCGGGGCTGGATGATGCTCATACGAACGATCTCGATATCATACAAAAAGCCGTAGGCGGCTAAACCTCCGAGCGCGTACAGCATCATCTGACTGTTGTGGTCTGCATCCACGAACACGCCTTTGCCCGTCTTGAAATCACATACATGAAGCAGGCCTCTGCCGTTTTCGTCCTTGCCAATAATAAGCATATCTGCAGTACCAAAGCCGGAAGGAGCTATGTGACTGTAATCGACACGTTCTTCAACGAAAGCAAGGGGTTCACAGCCGTTTTCCCGCATCTGCTCGATGATGGAAATGACGAATTCGGCATACACGTCGGTAATCTGCTCAATTTCCTCAGTGTCGAACTCCTCTGACTGCGGGCGTTTCACACGCTCATGCAGATACTTTCGGACCTTGTACTCGCAGATCTCATGGGCGAATGTACCTTCTTCGGCATAGACGGAGCTTTCGTTCGGGAAGTTCTCCTGCAACCGGACGGAAGGCGGACAGTGCAGCCACTGCTTGGAACTGGATGCGCTCAGAAGCGCATGTACATCCGGCATCCGATCACCTCCGGTCAGAGCTGGGACACATCGGTGAGGAATGCCTCATACTTGTCCTGCGGAATGTCGCTGACCTTTGCTGCGCCATATGATTTCAGCAGGGCGAGAACCTTGTCCTTGTTGGCTCTGTTCTGCTTGATCTTGCCGGTCACGACCTTAATAAGGTCATCGGCAGTCAGCTCCGATGCAGGCTCCTGTTTCTTTGCAGCGGCTTTCTTTTTCGGCTGATCCTTCGGCTTTTCCTCCGGCTCAGTGTCCCACGGAAGATCATCTGCCGAGAGGATTTCCTCAAACTCATCCGGATTGATAGTCTCCGGAGCCGTCTCAGCCGCAGGCTTCGGCACACCGTTGATCGCCATTTCTGCAAGCTGCTGTGCCATGCCCGGCTCCATTGAATTCAGAAGCTGGATAACACCGCCAAAGATCGTGCCGAGTCCGTCGATCAGCTTTTTTGCGTCTACCGGGATCGGCTCCGGCAGCTTGTTCTTTTTAGTCTCCGTCATAGATCAGTCCCTCCTCGTCATCATCATAGTTTTCAGGCATCTTATCACTGACACCGCTGTCCCTGCGGAGCTTCTTCCTGAAATCGTCCGGGTAGCGGATCTCGAAGAAAACGCCCTCGTCATCGATCTTCAGGCGGAATACACCGACATCCAGTTCCATGTTCGGGAGCATGGCTGATGCCATCGACATGAAGCGAAACATATCCGTTGCGGTCTGTGCGATGTCTCCGGCACGCTTGTCCATTGCCGTTTCAAGCAGCTTCAGTGCATCCGGCTTAGCTGCGGACTTGCCGGGATCAGGTGCGGCACCGCCGTTGTAACGGTTCTTCGGGGTTCTGTTTTCCATAAGCTTTTCCTTTCTGTGCGGCCTTGCGGCCAATGTATTATCGTGAGGAGCATCAAGGCCTCTCATATACTGTCGTGGGAGTAGTCAAATTTTCGGTATCGACTAAAATTTTTATGTTTTGATCAATCAAGAATGCCTTTTGCTTTAGCAAGTGCATACTTCATATGCTGATGAACGGTTGATACACGGCAGCTCAGAATTTCGGCGATTTCTTCAATTGTCATGCAATCTCTGTAATACATGATGAACACTTTACGCTGCTTCTCCGTCATCGCAGCCAGCATTTCTTCTCTGGTCTCACGACGTTCAACGGCATCCTGCGGATTCTCACCCATGCGTCCGTCGTACCAGTTGAAGGCTCTGCGAAAAGGGTCTGCTACCGCCAGTTCCATATCACCGTCCTTATCTCCGTTGTCTGCGCTGTCATAATCTGTGGTGTCCTTGCGGCTGCCGGTGCGGTTCATGCTGTTTGCCTCGATGCGGTGGTCGCCGATCAGTGTCACTGCTAGGATCCACGGCTGTGCAGAGAGAAAGCCGTCCGGCAGTTCGTAGGTCTCTCTGAAGGTGTCCTTTTCCGAATCTCTCAGCTTATTAAAATAGAAAGTGAAGCTTTTGCAGTACGGCAGCCACACAACTGTGCGTCCGGTGATATTCTGATAGATTGCAAAGCCGTTGCTGAACAGTGTGCAGTCGTTTGTTTCTGCGATCGGATCACCGGCGGTCTCAAACAGCTCTTTCGGTGTCGGAGTCTTGCCGGACTTTTCAGCAAGGTCGAGGAAGGTGAGCAGTTCTCCGAGGGTGGTCTTATCTGTTACTGTGATCGTATTCATAGCCGTTCCTTTCCGCAAGGAACGCACTCGCGGCAGATGCTCCTACTGCGTAAAAGGCACGCAGGCAGACGATGTCCACACGGAATACAGCCGCGGTCTGTACAGACCACAAGTCCTACTGCATTCCGTTATGAGCATCTGTCCGCCAATGCGCGCCTTGACTAACAAATGTGATTTTTTATGCTTCGGTATAAGAATAGCCGGATGCATACAGAGGGAGAACATACAGCCGGTCTGTCGTCCACAGGGTATAGCTGTGGCATTGAGACGTTAGCTGTATGAACATCCGCTACCGTATGCATCCGGCAGTGAGGTGTTTTTTACAGTCCCGTAGGCTGATGCCTGTCCTTGACTGTGTCTATATCATAACATATCCGAATTTTCTTTTACATACATAAAAAATGGGGGCTGTTTTTTATGCACTGTGCTTGTATCGCCCTCTTGCATTAGTCCGTAGTTGTTCGCATTATCTAAATTAGATGGATATTATATGAACATTCTATTTCTAAACTGTTTCAAAAACGCAAATCGCCCCCATTTTTTCCGGGGGCTGCATAAAATTATTTCAGGGTATAAAAAAGGAGGCTCGAAAGCCTCCTGAAAATGTCGTTTTTACATACTTTTCTTAGCGTACCGCTTCTTTTCCTCACAGTCTCTCGTCCACGGCGTAAAGCCTTCTGCCTTCAGCAGATCATTGATCTGGTATACATTTGCCTTCGGCATCAGCTCGAAAATTGTCACATACAGCCGGTGGGCAGGATTACCCATGTCGAATTCGACTTTTGCCTTCTGCATAAGGTCAAGACGGAACGACTCCTCAAGCTCCAAAGCTACACAGAATGCCAGCACCGTTTCAAGCTTCACTTTCTTGCCGCTGCGCATCTTGTTGACAGTGTTCACGCCCATACCGCTGCGGTCTGCGACCTGATCTGAGGTAACACCGCATCTTTCCATATGGAATCGCACCGCCTTGCCGAATTCGTTGACAGCTGAAGGAACGGCGAGCTTATCGTTTTCTTCAGATATCTCATACATTGCCATGCGGATCTTCTTTCGCTGCTCATCGCTGAACGAACGATTCTCAGCTGTGATCTCTGTCAATTCGTCCTTATGCAGCTCGCCATAGGTATAGCTGTAGTCAAATTCTGCATAGACACGTTTGAAATCCAGACAGCACTCTGCCATATGATGTCTTGCATACTCGGTCAAGCCCATAGCGATACCGTGTTCCTTGCGGATATACCTGTCGCTGTTGATGATAACATGACCGTCCAGATATATGAACTTCTTGGAACGGACAAGCTCTGCGAAGGTATCGCAGGATGCAAATACATCGGAGATGTGACTGAACGACAGCGTATAGGTATAATCATCCGGGAATCTCAGCTCTACATCGTAGTCCTCGACATATCCTGTGGTGTTGTAGACATACACACCGCGTACTTCCGGCCACCCCAGTTCAACGATACGCTTCTTCGCAGCATTGCGGGATACTCCGAACTTCCATTTTACAAGATCGATCAGTTCTCTGTAATCGTCCCAATCAGGCTCGCCGGGGAGCTTCTCAAAGAAGTTCAGAATGACCTCGGACGCCTGTTCCTCCGGCATCTGAATGAAGCGCGGGATCGCATTTGCCTGCGTTTCCATCCATTTCAGGCAACTGCGTTGTGTTTTGGAGTAAAAATAGTCATTGAACTCCGGCATCTTCCTGCCGACCATTTTCCGATAATAGCTCTGCAGCTCATAGAACAGGTTGTGAAGGTAAGCGTGAACGCACTCATGAATAATAGCGTTCTGAGCTTCTTCCTCCTCCAGAGACTCATCCACAAGGATCGTAGGACCGCCAATTTTCATTTTGATTGCTTTGCCGTCCTTATCATAGACGGTCGTATCCCGCTTATCAAGGATCAGTTTGGACTTGACCTTGCCGTTTTTTGAAAGACGGGCATACTTTATGTCAAGACCCATAAACCTCGCAATCACAAATGTATTGATGCAGCCTGGATAATTCGATTTATAGGGATAAAAGCCGTCAAATATCTCCTGAGCTATGCTCTCAAAATCCTTCTTTGAAAGGATAGGCACCAGAAATTCATCCAGAGGATTATTCAGTCGGATAAACTGCCCGTTGTATATTTCTGCATCACACAGAAAATCCGATCCGCCGTTGGAGCAGTAATAACCGTGTACGATATATTTCTGACACTGCCTGTACCCGTTCATATCGAACACGACATTGCAGATCACATACATATCAAAGGAATCGTGGTCTATGCGGTCATATCTGCCTTCCTCTATGATGACAGTTTCGATATCGGCCTCCCTCGGAACACCCCACGGCAGCGGGAGCTGACGATAGTAGTGTAGTTCACGGATGTGTCGGCCATACTCCAGTGTGTAGTTCCATTTGAGAAAATCGGTGAAGGACACGATCTCCGGAAGTTCCCCATGCCAGTCCGGGTTACGGATCACTTTGTACTGCCCCGGATGCAGCTTGTCGGGAATCGTGAGAAAAGGTCCTCTGTCAAGGTATATAGTCATTTACGCCCTCCTGTTTTCGCGACTTGTGTTTCTTTGATACTGTCCCTATCTCTTGTTCTGTATCTCTCTATATATAGTGGCGAAGTGGTTTGATGGCGAAGTTGACGGTATTCTGAGCATAAACGGGATGAGCTTGTCCTGCCGCACACCGAAGGCAGATCGATGTCTCGTTTTTCCCCGGGCGGAATACCGATATTGCCATTATATCACACTCTCAAACGAAATGCAAGCACAATTTTAAGTTGACAAAACACTGATAGTGTGCTATAATGTAGTCAAAGATACAATGCCTACGGCATTTTTTGTAGTTCTAACAATTTTGGCGTTGAAAAGTCTTTGATAAACTTTGTAGAGTTGCACAGATTTCAATAAGAATATTTGTTCGTTTTGGAAATTGACATTTATCAGGTTTTGCTGAAGGGAGAGCTTTGTTATGAAGCAGCATAAAAAATCGAATATCTCAGTCTCACAGGGGAGGGAGGAAAGTGCAGGGAAAAAGAGTAATATCTCTGATCCTGCACACCGAAAGGATGCTCATGCTGTCGGAGGACGCATCAAGTACTACAGGGAGCGTCAAAAAATAGATCAGAAAGTGATCGCAGAAAAGATCGGCGTGACCTCTAATGCTATCAGTAACTGGGAGAACGGAAGAACACGCCCGGATTTCAGTGTTGTTCCCAAGCTCTGTGAAGCACTTGGTATCACGCTGTATGAACTATATGGCATTGAAAACAAGCAAGATACCTATACGGATAAGGAGAAGTCTATGGTAGAGAGATACCGTGGACTGTCGTATCCACACCAGCTTGCAGTTGACAGCCTGCTCTCTTCGCTTGAGACAGCAGAAACCGTTGGCAGCTTCCCGGAAATTATCAAACTGGTATGCTGCGACAAGGGGCTTGCTGCAGGCTTTGACGTTGGTGCTGAGTTTGAGGATCACGGGACGCCGATCTATCTGTATCCGAATACGAACGCAGCAATACGACAGGCAGACCTTGTATTTCCGGTCAACGGAGACAGTATGGAACCTGAGTACCACGATGGCGACCTTGTTCTTGTGGAGAAGTATCCCGGCTGTCCTGAACTGCAATACGGCGAGGTCGGAGCCTTTATGGTGGGCAACAGTACATATATAAAGATATATGAAGAGGAAGGTCTGGTTTCGTATAATGAAATATATGATACTATGACGTTCACAGAATATGACAATGTCATTTTGATCGGGCGTGTTCTCGGTATCCTTGAACCTGCATCCATAGCAAGCAAGAGAGATGCTGAGCGATACGACGCCATGCACGAGGACGATGAGGAGTAAAATCTATGGCAAAACTGATATTCCGTTATGGTGCGATGGGCAGCTCCAAGACCGCCAATGCGCTGATGGTGCGATATAACTACTATGAACGCGATAAGAAGGTTGTCCTTCTGAAGCCCCGATGTGAGGACAGGGATGGTGCAAAAGTGATAAAGTCCCGTATTGGTCTGGAGGAACCCTGCGAATTTGCAGAGGATTTTCTTGAAAACTATAGCGGTGAGCATTATGACTGCATTATCGTTGACGAAGTACAGTTCCTTGCGCCGGAGATCATTGACAGGCTCAGCGATCTTGTCGATACCTACGGCATCACCGTTATCTGCTACGGCCTGCGGACAGACTTCCAGAGTCATCTGTTTCCCGGAGCACAGCGGCTCATGGAGCTTGCAGACGATATTGAGCAGATACGGACGATTTGCTGGTGCGGCAAGCGGGCGCATTTCAATGCAAGGCTGCTGAACGGTGAGATGGTCACAGAGGGCGAACAGGTACAGCTCGGCGGCAACGAGAGCTATATTTCGCTTTGCAGGAAACACTATAAGCAGAGAAAGATCGAGGGCTGAAAGGTCGTGATTATATGTGTACTCGCTTTTATGTGGAGCCTGCATATTACGCTCCAATTATCACCAGAGCGCAGAAACTGAAGTTAGCAGATGATATGATGAGGCATCTCGGTAAGCCGCTGACCATGTCCGGCGAGATGCGACCGACCGATGTCACCGCCGTTCTTGCGCCGAATAAAGAAGGCAGGGTTGCAGTTTTCCCAATGATATGGGGCTTCAGCCACGAAGCAACTGATGCACCGATAGTCAACTGCCGCCTTGAAACAGCAAGTCAGAAGGAAATGTGGAAGGACTCATGGTTCCGGCGGCGGTGCGTGATTCCCTGTAGCTGGTATTTTGAGTGGGAACACTTCAGAAGCCCGGATGGGAAACGTTCTAAGGTCGGCGATAAGTATCTGATACAGCCGAAAGACAGCCATACGACTATGCTGGCGGGATTATATCGGTTTGAGGAGCGTAATGGGCTGCAGGTTCCTGTTTTCTCAGTTCTCACACGGTATGCTATTGGCGAGCTGAGAGAAATTCATGATAGGATGCCCATGATACTGCAGCGAGAGGATGTTGAAAGCTGGATAAAGCCCAACGGAAATCCGCAGGAGGTTAGCCGGAGAGCTTTGACAGAGATGTGTTTTGAAAAAACAGGATAAAATTAAGGCTCTATGCTGTGACACCTTTTTGGAATCATGGCACAGAGCCTTGTTTTGCTTGACAATTGCTCGATATTGTCAGCAAAGATGCGCTTGCGGTTGAGTACTATACATTTACTTTTTAGACGAAAAAGTGCGGATCGTGTATTGAAAAAATCAGCGGATTGTGCTATAATAACCAATATAATACATGGCTATAAGCATAGTTTTAAGAGGTGTAAATACTATGGCTGAAAAGAATACCGCCAATATTGGCTTTGAAAAGCAGATCTGGGACGCTGCCTGCGTATTGTGGGGGCATATTCCGGCTGCCGAATACAGAAAAGTTATCGTAGGACTGATCTTTCTGCGTTACATATCGAGTGCTTTTGAGAAGCGTTATAACGAACTTGTGGCTGAGGGTGACGGCTTCGAGGACGAGCCTGACGCATACCTTATGGACAATATCTTCTTCGTGCCTGAAAAGGCTCGTTGGTCTGTGGTGTCCGCTGCTGCTCACACTCCTGAGATTGGCTCTGTGATTGACGATGCTATGAGGGCTATTGAGGAAGAAAACAAGACCTTGAAGAATGTTCTGCCGAAGAATTATGCAAGCCCCGATCTTGACAAACGTGTTCTAGGTGATGTGGTCGATTTGTTCACCAATATGGATATGACCGACACTGAGGACAGCAAGGACTTGCTCGGTCGCACCTATGAATACTGTATCGCTCAGTTTGCTGCCTATGAAGGTGTCAAGGGCGGTGAGTTCTATACTCCGTCAAGCGTGGTTCGTACCCTTGTTGAGATACTGCGTCCGTTTGAGAACTGCCGTGTATATGATCCGTGTTGCGGTTCCGGCGGTATGTTCGTACAGAGTGCGAAATTTATTCAGGCGCATAGCGGAAACAGGGGCAATATCTCTGTTTACGGACAGGAATCCAATGCCGATACATGGAAAATGGCTAAAATGAATATGGCTATCCGGGGTATTGATGCGGATTTCGGACAGTATCATGCTGATACTTTCTTCAATGATCTGCACAAGACCCTGAAAGCCGACTTTATCATGGCAAATCCGCCCTTCAATCTCTCCAACTGGGGACAGGATAAGCTAAAAGACGATATTCGTTGGAAATACGGTGTCCCGCCTGCCGGAAACGCTAACTATGCGTGGATACAGCACATGATACACCACCTTGCACCGAATGGCAAGATCGGTCTGGTGCTTGCGAATGGTGCGCTGTCTACGCAGTCCAGCGGTGAGGGCGATATTCGTAAAAATATCATTGAAGCCGACTTGGTTGAGGGTATCGTGGCGATGCCGACACAGCTTTTCTACTCCGTCACTATCCCTGTAACTCTGTGGTTCATCACAAAGGGCAAGAAGCAGAAAGGCAAAACGCTGTTCATTGATGCCCGTAAAATGGGCTATATGGTTGACCGCAAGCACCGTGACTTCACAGACGAGGATATTCAGAAGCTCGCTGATACCTTCAAGGCATTCCAGGACGGCACATTAGAGGAAGTCAAGGGCTTCTGTGCGGTGGCTGACATTCAGGCTATCGCTGCACAGGATTATATTCTCACGCCAGGCCGCTATGTCGGCATTGAGGAGCAGGAAGATGACGGCGAGCCTTTTGACGAGAAGATGAAGCGCCTGACTTCGGAGCTGTCGGAGATGTTCGCAAAGTCCCATGAGCTTGAAAACGAGATCAGGGAGAAGCTGGGGGCGATTGGGTATGACATTTGAAACAGTAAGGCTCGGTGATGTTGTCCTATTCAATCCTCGTGAAAGCATTAAAAAAGGCGTAATAGCAAAGAAAATTGATATGTCTGTTCTCCAACCTTTCACAAGAGATGTTCCGTCTTATGAGCTTTTAGAATATAAGGGCGGTACAAAATTCAGGAATGGCGATACGATTATGGCAAGAATAACTCCTTGCCTTGAAAATGGAAAAACCGCCAAAGTAAATGTGTTAGGGGATAATGAAGTCGGTTTCGGCTCTACGGAATATATAGTTTTTAGAGCAATAAACGGCATTTCAGACGAAGACTTTGTCTATTATCTTGTATGTAGCCCTATTGTGCGCGAGCCTGCAATAAAATCTATGGTGGGTTCATCAGGTAGGCAACGTGTTCAAACCGATGTGCTTCAAAACCTTGAAATCAATTTACCTGACTTAGAAACACAACAGATTATAGGCTCGGTTCTTAGGAGCATTGACGATAGAATATCCTTAAATACTGCG